TGAAACCGACGTATTTATTTGTTTCATTTTCATAAAGGATCTTTGAGGACAATACTCCCGAAGCGATGGAGAACGGACCGATACGTCCTTTATCCGCTGTGATTGTTCCTGTAATCTCTGCATTCTTACATTTGAAATACCCGGTTACGCCATTGATAAGAAGAGTCTCACCTTCATCGTTGTGGGATTTAAGCACATTGTTTTTGAACATGAATCCGGCCACATTCGCACCATCGGCGAAAAGGGTGTCAGTGGCGATATTCACAAACTTCTGCATTGCTTCCCAGTTCGAATCCCCGTTGGCTGATGTGGGTGCGGCGGTAACGCTCGCACCATAGTTCCGCACAAGGAAATTATAATAGACTCCCCCGATCAGATATATGACCTTGTCACGGTAGTCCGCATTCCAGACGTAAGTCTGTCCTGATGTGAATACACCTCTGTCACGGGGAAACGCCCCTGTTGCTCCGGTTACTCCTATGGCACCATCATTAGCTACACCCACCCCTTTTTCAGCGACAAAATTATTATTCCATGCGTTCGCGTCCGATGCGGATTGATAAGCCCGGACGGTAAACTGGGTGTATCCGGCTATCGCAGGTACGGATATCTGATTGCTTAGGGTAGCACCTACGTGAGCCAGCCAGCTTCCGTTGTATTTGCGTGCAGCAAGATAGAACCTGTTCGTATCGCTCACATTACCGCCTACATTCTGTTTCATGGTAACGACAAACGCTGACGGTGACGGTGTGCCCGTACTGGTAAAGTTTATTGTGCTTACCGGGCTGTCAAGCCAGTACGAAGCGGACGGTTCGACACCGGAAGTCATTTCCTGCCAGTCGGAGTTGACAGCCTTGTCCGATCTCTTCCCGGAAAGTATGTAACCGCCATCCTTCTTCCTTAGATAACGTCCACCTCTCACACGAAGAAGCGGAAGTGGCGGATTGGATGTTTGAACCTTGCTTAAGTAAGATCCTCCGGCAAACGATACTGTACTGTTTTTCGCATACGGAGTGTTGGCGGACTCCCAATGACCGGCTGCTGTGATGCTCTCACCGTCAGCACCGTCCTTACCGTCAGAAAGCATGGGAACGGTTTCAATATCCACTATCTGGTCATTCACATAGAAAACAAACTTCAATGTCTTCGTAAAGTTTCCGCTTGATATGGCTGTATTGTTGTTTATAGTAGTTTCTGTTCCACCGTCTATGCTGTATTTCAATGTACCGTCCGTTGTGGTGGATATCACGCCTCCCACTGACTTTTGCCTGTAACATGATACGGAAGACACGCTGTAGTTCCCATTCTTGTCCTTGCTTACAGAAGTGGCAGAAACGATTATACTGTATAGCACGGCATCTGAACCGTCCGCACCTCCACGGACCCCGGCTACAGTGAATGACAGATCACGGGAATACTGCTGCCCGTTCTTTGTAGCCCTGATTGTGATCTTCACCGTGTTTGTCGCAGCAAGAGTAACTCCGGAAGATACCGATATTGTCACCACTCCCGTATTCTTGTCTGTCGCACACAGAAGATTTGTGTCAGGTGTACAGGTGATGCTGTCAAGCGTGAGCTTCTCCGTTCCATACCACATACTGACAGTTGTATTCCAAGTCTGTGAGGATACGACCTTTCCATCTGAAGTAAGGGCTGCATTGACCATCTCGTTATCGAAGTCCGCCATGATGGCATTCTCCCCGTCCTTACTCCAGCGATGCACCACAGCCGGATCACTGAACTCAGACCATACGCCATTTTCCTTAAAACGTGTACAACCCCATTCAACCTGATGGTCTGCGTCCGTACCAAGATAATTATCCGTCCAGCCTTCCGGAACATAACCATCTTTCTGCTGACTGTCCGGCTTTTCAGGGGTGTTATCTATGATATTGCCTCTTGTATATATATACTCATAGCCCTTACCGTCTTTTCCGTCCGATATCATAAGCTGCCATCTTCCGTCCTGATAGATGTAGGTAGCACGGTCAGTCGTGTTACGGTATGAATCACCGTTTTTCGGATTGGCAGGAGCCGTGGCAAATTCACCAAGGAAGGTGATGCTCTCGCCTTTTAGCTCACGCCCGTCAAGCAACATATCCCAATCCTCGTTAACCTCCCAGTCAGCAGGTTTCCCGGCAAGATAATAACCACCGTCCTTCTTTCTTAAGAAATTGCCACCTTTGACACGCAATATTCTGATGGGAGGATTGGAGGTTTCCACCTTGGATATAAAGACACAATTGGCAAGAGTGACCATTGTATTGGCTTTGTACGGGGTTTTGGAGGATTCCCAATGACCGCCACCTATTACAGACAAACCGTCAGCACCGTCCTTACCTTTGAACAGTGACCATGTATAATCGGAAGGGTTGCTACTCTCTGTGGCGGTTTCCTTGTTTACTGCGATTCCTATATATTTTGTAGTATCCTTCGGCTGCTGGTACATGCCCGTACCGTCCGCATTGTCCGAATAGGCTATCCATGTGTAATAGGTCTTTCCATCCGCTCCGGGTGCACCGGGAACACCCTGCTCACCCTTTATCTCACTCCATGTGTAGTCGGAAGGGGTGTTGCTCTCCACCGCACTCGTCTTGTTGTAGGCGAATCCGATATACGCTTTCCCTGTAGGATTATTGCTGATACCTCCGCCCTGTGCGTTGTCGGCGTATCTTATCCATGTATAGTAAGTAACACCGTCCTTTCCCGGCGTTCCGGGAACACCTTGCGGACCTGTCGCTCCGTCCGCTCCTTCGGCCACTTGTTTCAACCACGCCGGATTACCTTCTGAAGGTTCGGTTGTCGTTCCGTTATCATCAACACACAACCACAAAGCCCCGTTATGTGACACCCGGTCATAGTAGGCGTACTTACCTGCAACCCATTCACCCTTGTCCAAAGGTACACGAACCTTGTTCCCCGTTATCTCATCTATCTGAAAGATAAGCCCAGTCAATAAGACCTGTTGCAACACGGCTGAATATTTCTCGCAATCAATTCCGTTAACAGTCATGCCCTTCTTCTTGCCGAACCAGCTCTTCATCTGTGCCGGCTCCGGGTCCCAAGTGTTGGCATTGTCAAAGAATGTAATACAGTTGTTTCCGTTGACTGAATCAATAAGTATATAAGTCTGACGTTCCGGGTCCGTAAAGTTACCTGTTTGTGCCAATACCATCTGCTCGGCAGGTTTCCAGTCAGAATGCCCCGGACGGGGAATGACAGTAAACTTCTTGGCAGTATAATCTGCGGCAGTCACACGGAATTTCATTTCTTCAAAACCGTTCAGTTTGCCTTCGCTATTTTTAGTCACAAAATAGGTGGTAAGGATGTCATCAACAAACTGGCTCAATCCGTCCGCATCTGTCAGATCGGGAGCGATGGTGTAGGTTCCATCGCCGTTATCCACGTATGACAATACGGTACAACCACCACCGGGGGAGTTTACCATACGTCCTTTGAAATAGGTTGTACGGTTATAAGCTATTTCAGGAACAAACAAACGCTTACGAAATACACCGCTTTCCATTTCAAGATTGCCCTTTTCGTCTATGTATCCACCTGATACACCAGTAACGAAATCACCGAACTTGGCATATTTCTTAATCAAGACTCCGCCCAGTAAGGATAACAAGTACTTAGTGGAATCCGCCACGTCCTTCCGCAAGAATATCTCTTTCAGCTTCTCCGCACTGTTCTCTATCTCAGTCATTACACGCAATGCGCTCATCACATCCTCATCGGTGTAGGTGACATCCTTGTCACCCTGCTTTACGATGCGGTTTATCAGATTTCCTGCTATCTTAAGACCTTTGAGGTAATTAATGATCCCTTGCGCATCATCATCGTTCAATGCGGAAAGGAACCAGTCAAGCACAGGCGTATTCTTATCCAGCGTGTATGCAGATGTGGCATGGTCGGCGTTAGTGACATCGCCCCCTCCGCCACCACTGCCGCCACCGCCGTTCTGCTTTATCTCTTCAACCTCAATGGAGATCTTACTAAAGTTGCTGTTGATGCGGTCTGCCGTTTCGCTCCAAGTTCCTGTTTTGTTTATTGTATTAAGCTCCATATATCCTGTTCCACTTTTACCATTCCGCATCCGGGTGCACTTCAACGGACAGATGATTCATTATTCTGATGATTAATTCTCGTATCATAAGTATGTTTCACTATTTAAGTTGGTCCATTATTACAATTTCCCAAATTATTCTACAAACTATTTATATACATACCTAATCCTCTTCCTATTTTCCTTCCTCCTATTTCGTTTGGATGCAGTGTCCCATCATTCATATATACTTCTACTTGATCAATAGTCCAGCCGTTTGAATGGAAGTCGTAATAAGGAACCCCAAACATCTCATGAATTTCCCTCATAGCTTTAGCAATCAAATTCATATTCATACCATTTCGCAAGAGAGGTGGAGTACAAGGTTGAGAACCATAAGGTAATCTTTCCGGCTGAGAGCATAAAACGACTGTTATTCCCTTGTTCCAATTGTGTATGATATTAACGCAAGTCATTATGGCTGCATACAGACTTTGTGGAGTTCTTCCCTCTTTAATATCTTCTTCTGTTAAGACTTTGTAACTAGTATCTATGCTATCATCCTTAACATAATATCCGGCCTCATTCAATTTAAGAATCGGTACTCTTAATTCAGCATATTCATTCTTTATGCAATCGTTTATTGTCCCTAATATATCTCCCCCATGACCATAGTCATTCGTACCTCCCAAAATAGTCACAAAATCACTTTGTAGAATAAGCTCTTTATTTTTTATTATATTTTGTGGGAACCTTGTGAGTGGCTGACCATTTCCATCTTTACCTGTATCTCCTATTTTATTTAATCCAGTTACTTCCAATAATGCAGGAAAATATTTTCCCTGCATTGTATAGCTGTCACCAACACAGAATATCTTTTTACCAACATGTGGCATAAGCTTTGAAATCAGTGCTCTCCCTCCTTGGTCTATTGGATTGATAAGATATGGATTGAACTGAGATGCATAACTTGATTCTTTATTTTTTTTTGAAAGCCATAGAGAAGCCGCTTTGTCTATAGCTAATTCTTCGGATGTTATAACTCCGGATGTTCCCAGTTTTACTCTTACATAAGCAATACCCATTTGTATCGGTTCTCCCGATACGAATCCTTTTTCAGAAGTAATATCAATTTTATTTCTATCATACGTGAACAATCCAATAGTTGCATTGGAGTAATATATATCTCCTTCGAAGACTGGTATATAGTCAGACACCCACCATCCGTTGCCCAATTTTGTGACCTTTGTCGGATTAATCAAATTATCACTTTTAAGCAAAACGTCCTGCTCAATTATAGGTAATGTTCTTAGCTGGTTAATATACTTCGTAATATCTCTAATTTTTTCAATTTCCGATAAAGTTAAGTCGGTAACATAATATCCATGACCTGATAATATTAATTTCGAATCGGTTTCGATTGCAATTTTTTCATATGTTTCTATATTTTCAGGCATTGATACATCTCTATTGACCGTTATTCCAGCAAACATTCTTGAGGAAATCATATTCCATATTCCATTTCTATATCCTTTTAAATGCCAATAAGTATTAGCCTCACTCGTTAAATTAACAAGATGTATAATATCCCCCTTTTTAAAAGTATTTTTAAATACAATTTTTGTACTTTCACCGTTGGCGACCACTACTTGAGAGCCAAAAATAGAACCTATATCCGCTTTTGTTTTAATAGGTTCAAGATCTTTATTTTTGATAGAAGTATAAATCTTTATATCATCCGAATTTGAAGACGATTGCTTTGATGCCGCAAAATATTTGCATCGCTCTGGAAATACAACCAACATTGGAGCTAATAATTTATTTTTCGTAGTATATGGTATGGATGATATGAAAGATTTGGCAGCGTCATAAAAAGAAACGGCTACATTTGTATTTATTTCAGTTATTAGGTTATGTATAGATACGGATTTCATTTCTCCAACTTCTATGTAATCAGTAGCAGAGCCATAAGCATAAGAAATAAAATTACCAGTATTATTAATTACAGTAGCATTTTTTCTTGTAAACAATATTTCTTTAGAAAAAGAAATGCCAATGTTACTTTCTAACTCGGACAATTCCGTAGTCAAATTTTTGCGTCTGTTCGGGTTAACCACCGCATCATAGATGGTAGCCGGGTAAATGGTTTGTCCGCCCTTCGTCAGTTTATGCATTTTTACCATATTGTATTCTATTATTCGCCTAAGTTCCGCCGGAACTTGGGCTGTTGTTATTTTATGTAATTATTTATTAACTATTAAAATCACTCAGCACATCATCATACTCCTGATCTGACAGAGATACGCTCTGCACCGCATTGTATGCGGCATAATCCGGATAGGGCATGATCTCCGCTGTGCTCTCATCCGTCTTCCCGGTAGTCAGCACAATCCCTGTATCTTCAATAGATACAAGGTTGCAGATGCCATCTCTAAAGTCAGAATCAGAAATGAAGTATTCCCGTTTGACCGACAGAGCACCGGGACGTAGTCCATGCCTGTCAAAAATGACCAACAGACCACCATCATCAAGCCTGCGGCAGTTCTTGTACCCGTGCCCGTCAAACTCCGCAACGACACACCCCGACAGGACTGTGCGGTAAGTGAACCGGAAAGGAGTATTCACATCCCCGTTCAAGTTCTTCTCTATGATCTTAAAATCGGACTGATAATTAATTCTCATAACTATAATATTGATGTTACATCGTCTATTTCCTCGGCTGTCAGGTAGCTGGATAAGTCAACACTTCCGCCACCTCCTGTCGTGCCTGTAGGACTCCATTTTCCCTTTGTTTTGCATTCATATATAGGACCCGGTATGGTGTCACCCACAACAGCCCAGTCACCTACAACAGGAGATGGAACAGCCTCTTCCAGTGATTCAAGAGTAGAGAACAACCCCTTGTTGCGGATACCGTTCTGCTTGACCTTCTCCACTTCGGTAGAAGTCTTGCTAAAGTTGTTGTTAAGACGGTCTGCCGCCTCACTCCAAGTTCCCGTTTTGTTAATAGTATTCAGTTCCATATCACTTCACTTTATTTGGGCAACATGTTCTGATCCCATACAATCTCAGAACCTTTAACCATAATTATGCGTCCTCCCATTATCTGGGTCTGATATATATAACCGTCACTTCCTTTTTGCTCCGCGACCATACTATCCGGGCGGAAATATAATCTATCACTGCTAGAAGGATCGAACATGGAAATACTGGGAATCATCCCTCCAAGCCCGTACTGTAGGGAGATACTGAACAGTTCTTCTTCATTATAATCATACATTCTGATAGACGGTACGGAATACTCATCCTCAGGGGATATTACGATCTTGTAACCATTGGATGATATGACATTGACAGTACCACTAAACTCTCCCTCTCCTTTTATCCAGATATTGCCTTCCTTATCAATCTTAAAATTTCCGTTAGGTGACTTTACATTTTTAAAGATTCCGCTTTCCGCATTGACTTCCCCCCGGAAATATCCGCCCAAAGCATAGATATATCCTCTTAAGAACACATCACCGCCATGAGTGGCAACGAAGTTCGCCATGTTCGCCCATTCTTCATCCGTAGGCCGGTAATCAGGATCATTACGGAACCTCATTACGGTCAGAATTGCCTGTTCAAGTTTTCCTCCTGCCCAAAACGCCACATCATCATCGTCATTGTATATGCCGCTAACTCCGGCTGTGACCTTCTGTAACTTGCCATTCTTGTAATTACCCAGTTGGATCATATTGGCCAATATCAGACCACCAAGAATATCCACAGATCCATCCTTGATCGCACTGGCGATATAATTGATTGACTGGAAACCGGCTGTTGCCTTGTCATTGTCAAGAATTGAAGGCTTCCAGTCAGTAGCGATGGTTCCACGCTCTAACTGAAGGTCACAAACGGTTGCGGTACCACTGACAAGAAATATACCACTGCCATTGAAGGTGATCTTATGGGTATATCTCTGATAAGAGGATGTGAGAGGCTGAGAAACACTAAAAGAACCGCACGAAACAGACACAGACGTACCCTTTGCTTTATAACTGATAACATAACTTTCTCCTTTAATCAATGATACGGACTGGGACAAACTACCGATTGCAGCAGAGTACCCGGAGCCGGCATCACTGTCCGCAGATACGGTAGCCACACCCGTCCAATATTCCAGTTGCTTGCTAAAAAGTTCGGTATCCGCCGATAGCTCGGTAGCGGCAGACAGGTCCTCTGTTTCATAATCTCCGGTAAACCCGGAATTACGCAACAGATTGACACTTCCGACAGCCGCATTGTCTATCGCATCCTTAGCCTCTTGGGCAAGATCAGCCGCCGCCTGTATCTCATCCGGCAAGCCTTCCATATTCTTCCATCCGGTGGAACCCTGCTCGATATGGAACATACCCTTGATATCAACACCTTTATCCTGAGTGTATTCCATGTAAGTGGTCCGGTCCTTGTCACCAATGTACGTATCTCCGTACACCTTCATCCGGGCCTTGCCGGTAGACCTGTCAAAATCAAAAGAAATGACATCTTTCCCGGTCAAGGTAAAATCATTAATACCCTGATACATGATGATGGACGGAGAAACTTCGTTCACCGAAGAGAGAATTATCGCCGCCTGTCTGGTGATATCAGTCTTATGGCCCAATCCCACGATATCATCACCTGCCACCGGAACATCGTTCTCGACATTAGGATCACACACGGTCTTGGACAGGTCTATATAATTCTCACCTACTGCTGTGACCAACCGCCAGTAATAGCGGTTGCCGACATGATGCGAAATGCCTGTCTTGATATTGCACTCCTGTGCGATGGCGAGAGATCCCGGAGTAAACTGGTTCTCTATCTCAATTCCGTCTTCCTCTTCCTTGAAATAACAACGGTAGACATCATCCAACTCATCCACACGGTTGCATTTCATGCCTGCATGGGAAATCACCTGCTCGCCACCTACATACGTCTTCTTCTTTACTTCAAGCTCGTCAAAAACGGCTTTGACCTTGACATACAGATAATCAACAACAGCCTGTGACATACCGTTCTCAAGTACAGTAATTCCACTACCGTTCTTACCTATAAGTAAACCCTTCAAAAAAGTGATCAGCTCATTGGCTGTGTCGTTATTTATCTTTGAGATAAAATAACGGGATATTCTGCCAAGAATATCTGACACGTTGAGAGAGACACCCATCCTCTCACCTATGATATCCCCGGCTATCTCTGTAATCGTACTTCTCAAAGCGGAAACATTGGCGGACAACTTATCTGTTAGCTCCACGGATATATCATACAGGCAATTTTTATCCGCCTTACAAGTAAATGAGTTCACATACATGAAGTATTCCTTATCATTATACTTTATGTATATACGCGAGTTCTCATTCAACAGACCAGCTAACATACTGTTTTCTGCAAGGAAGACACGTGAGAAACTTACGGAAAAAGAGAACTTCTCATCGTTGTTTTCAGACATATACTTTATCAACGCCTCATCTAATCTCTTCTCGGCGGCAAGCACAAGAGATTTCGGCATTTTAATACCTGTAATCACAAACTTATCCCCAACAGAAGGTTTATAGTTATTTGTGGCATTAGGCATAACAACCCCGAAAGTAGTATTGTCCTTTTTTACCGCAATCCAAACCTCATTTGTAGAAGTGTTTTGTTGGCTTTCTATATATTGGGATGTTTGTGAAGTAACCTTCTGTTCAAAATCTCCTGCTGGTAAGTTCCCGGAAGAATCCACCAATACAGGATTGAATGCCCTTCCCGGCTCATTGTCCTTATAGGTAACTCCTATTTCAAACTCGCAAGCAGCACAATTACCCGTAGTCATATTGATTACAGCCGTACCACCTTCCAAACCTTGTTCGAACAGGTTAAAACCGTAATCCCCATTATATATATGTAATTTTATGTAGAAATAAGAATGTACATACTCATCCGTGCCATTGAATATATTATTCCCTTCTCCTGTTCCGAGTTCGTCACTATCGTTATCATCAAAAGCAATATCCGCAATCTCACCAAATAACTGTCCCGAAGCGTTTGTTACATTTTCTATGGTAGGCTTTATATCGCTAAAATCTACCTTTATCTCTTTTACTTTCTTAGAAGAATATGTATTTTTGAAAAAATAGTAATCATTTGTACCGGGTATTTTATACGTATCGTTAAGTGCATTGTAGAATCTTTCCGCTCCATTTGTTTGTCTATAAATGGAAGGCATAAGGTTTTGCGTGCGTTCTATAGTACCTTTTTCATCATCATTCGGATAGTAGAAAGGTATGTTGTCAGAGCTACCAACACCAGTAACGCGATTGACGGTCTTATAATTGGCGTTTGTCTTTTTTATTGATACAAGCCCTTTCTTGTACTCGAAAGGAGTAGAAATTACATTCTCTGTATATCCTATGTGACAAACCTTACCTACAAAGTAATAAGGAAGTTCGTATATGGTATATATGGACTGTAACGCTTCTGCAAGGTATACGCTGTCAAGAGAAACAAGTTTGCTTTCAGAAGTAATATCTTCATCAATCACTATCGAATATCCGATACCCGATTTTGCCATTGAAGCGTTAAGGCGACCAACAAACTCGTTTATATCCCCCATGAACTTGACGGAAGTGGAATTGGAGTGATACGTGTCTTCCCCGGCTGTCACCACGTCCATGAAATATACGTTTTCCAGCACGATACGTTCTGAAACGAATTGAAGCTCATGCTTGTACATGATACTCTTGCTGTCCTTTGAGGATGTAGGCACTTGGTCAATATAATATTTTTCCCCCCTAAACTCAACAAACTCTTCTCCTGTCCATAGTTCGTCTAAGCATGAAGGATAGTTCAGTGTAGCGGTCAGTGTGGGAGTTCCTGCCATACGTTGTGCCGTATAGGTGTACTCACCTAATTTTGCAGGCATATCAGCATTCGGAAATTTTACTTTACTTCCTTGCGTATCAAGTTTTAATATGTACAGACTTTCCTTTTCCATTTATTCTTTTACCACATCAATTTGTTCCGTAACTCCTTTGTCCTTTTTTTGCTGTTTCTCCAACAGCTTTTGAGCCTCTTCCTTCTCCTTTGCTATACGTTGTTCTTCATCGGGAACGGATTCGGTGTTTTTCTCAATGGCTGTTTTTGTGGAAAGAATGCCGGCTTGCTTCATTGAGATAAGTATGTTATTATACTCCGTTGCGCTGAACGGTTGCCATATTTTGAACTTACAGCTAACACGAAGTTTTTTAAACTCGGTGACGGCATTAAGATTTTCACTTTTGTTTACAAGCTCTTTGGCAAGCCCTTCCTTGAACAGACGCATCATCTTGTCGGCGAAATTCTGCCACTCGATAACACCCTGTTGGGCGTTCTTCAAGTCCAAGTCACGGGTAAGCGTGATAGCCAGTGCGCTTATGTCACCGCTCGACTTGACATCCTTCGGTAAAAGGAAAGTGCAGGAAGTGTTTATCTGTATCTTCTCGAACAGGTCTTGCAGACTGTCAAGCATTCCTTGCGGACTGGGGGGTGCTTTAAACTCTGCACTTCCGTTCCCGTCCATTGACTTGTCCTGCAAAATGATACTTCCGGCAAGTTTCTTGGTTGTCTCGGATATATTTCCTTTGATATACAGTATTCCCCAGCCATGCCTTTTCTGAATGACAAAGAAGATGTTATAGATAATCTCGTAAATCTCAATAAGGCTTTGACCGTTGTTCCACGCCACATCACCACGTTTGGTGCACAATGGTATCTCGCTGAAACCGTGCTCAATCGGAGTTTCCCTTACAAAACCGTCCTCTGCGGCTTCTTCACCGTCTCTTGGCGTGTGCATACGGTACATGTAGGTATCATCGTAGCTGTCAATATATTCCACACCGTTTTCATCGGCATAGTAGACGCTTTCAAGAAGCCTGTCGCCGTTGTTGTCATTGTGCGATATGATAACGTAACCATCCTCATAGCTTATCAGACGGCATTTGATACGTCCCTTATAGTCATAATAGAACAGAAGTCCGGCATCGCCTGTGGCAAGCTGCGAACGGACTGCCTTTGTACGCCATCCATCCATATTCCTGTCTACCCAATACTCCTTGATTGTGGAATAGTTGGCTTTATCTTTCTCGGAAGGAGTGCCACCTCTCAAAGACAATGTACAGGGATTTCCGCAAAGGTAGATTACGTGGCTCGCCAGTATCTGTTCTTGGAAAGCTAATGCCGTGCGCTGGAACTTGATTTCCTGATATCCCCCATCTTCTAACTTGACGCAAATGCTCGGCAAGTTTTGATCAAATAATACCTCATGGCTCATCGGGTCAAGCTCTTTCAGAAACTTTTCCTGCGAAACGATATTCTTTTTTACATTCGGAAGCCTTGCCGTGCGTGTTTCGGTAATGGTTGCGGACTGACCGTCGGAATAGTCGTTTGTAGAGCAAGTGTCACTTCCTCTGAAAAACGGTTTCTTCTGCAACAAGGCATTTACGTTCCGCAATAGATATGTTTTTTTCTCTTCCCGTGTCATTTTTCCGCATCAATTAGGTTGTAATACTTCATACAGGCTTCCTTGCTCGGCATTGCAGAACACTCTCTCGAAGTCCATTTGCAGATAATGTCGTGCTTCTGCGGAACAACGATTATTCGCTTCTGCCCCTCTTCCTCTTCAATATTGAATTTATCGTTCAGCTTCACGCGTGCATCCAACACGACCTTACTTGCTTTGATAAAAGTGTCTGAATCTCCACTTGTTTTCGCATCGTCAGCAATCTGTTTCATCTCCGATATTTCTTTCAGCAATGCTTCTCGGTTCTCATCTTTAGATATGGTAGTGATAGCACCGATGCCGAAAGGTTTCAGTTTCTCGGCAAGCATGGATAACACCTTGTTTGAAGGCTTTTCATCTTCTTGGTAAGCAACCTTTGCAGCAAGAGCCTTATCTACGAAAGAATCACACATTACCAAATAGGCAACATCTCTTACCCTTGCTTCAATTCCTTCTGTTTTAAGGGAATTGAGAATATCCTTTATGTCATTGTAACTAATCATTTCCTAACCTAATACCATAAATGTTCATCGTAAATACTTCCTTCTGTCTGTGCATGGAACGCTTGTTTGGTTTCTTCTTCGTGATTGTAATACCCTGCTTGAATCTCATTCCCGTATTCAATGTTAGCGCACGGAAGCATTCTCATAGCGCATGGGTCTAACAAGTCCATCGATCTGCCTTTCCCCAACATCTGATTCATTTTCTTCTTGTTCCAAAGCCGTTTCTTTCCGCTCTGCATATCATCAAACCGTACAACAGAGCATTCTTCCATAAACTCGTTCTCAACCGTCACTTTGTATTTCAGGTTCTGGTGAGTGTATGTCTGTACGGCAAGTTTATCGTCAAAGGTTAGATTACCTTCCTCGATCATCTTGCATAATCTGATATAGCACATATCCTTTACTGTCATTGCGGTAAGTTGGTAAAGCCCGAAAGGTTTATTTAGTGAGATATAAGGTACTGCATCGGGAATGTAATCATTAAAATACCGTCCGGCAGTCGCGTCAAAAATGATATGGCTTTCAGCTGTTCCATGCTCAAATGCAAATGTCTTCACTGCCATAGCGTTTTCTCTCGGAGTGGACTTGCTAAGAATGAGAATGTCGTATGCGTGAAATCCATCCCATGCAAGTGCAACAAGGTTGTCTGTACCATAATCCGCCAAATCCACGGTAATCCATTTGTCACCGTTCACGGCTGGGTTGTTGTTGAATACGCTTTGCGCGGAAGTGGATGGAATAGGTATCTTTTCGTTTTCTTCGGGGTCAACGTTGAAGTTTCCCTCAATGATAGCTTGTGCCATTTTACCGCCCGAAGCGGCAACAGAGCCTATGTAATTAGGATTATTTTCAAGCATAGCCCTATTTTCAGATAGCTTACCTTGATAGAATACGAATGACTTAATCATATTCGTATAGTCAAAATCACCTCCAATACGGGCAAGTTTTCTATCAATATCTATCTTACACTTAGCATAAACTTCTTCTTTGGAATCACCCCAAACCACATCATCAACAGTAGAACCGTTAACATAGAAGTATCTCACTTTCCCGTTTCTATCCGACATAATAAAACCGTCAACCCCAATGTACCAATCCAAGAACTTTCTCGTCCAATGACTACGTTTCGGGTTAAGGGTACCAAAGAACTTTCCCGTAAACGTCTTTGAACGTCCACGGTTACGGGTCTGCACATAGCTGAATGCTTCCCAAGACATTTCGGTAATCTCATCAATACATATCGCATCAATCTGTTTACCTTTCCATTGCTCACGCATTTTGTCAAGATTAGTATCATCTATATAGGTCAAGTCGCAATACGCACCACTTGGGAATGATACGCGAGGACTATCGGCAGTCTTTACAGAACAATAGTCACCGAATATAGCCTTGAATGTATCTACGAATGAACCTCCCGTCTTTTGCGACTGCAAAGACCTACGTGTAATAACCGCACGAAAATCCCCATCTGTCATTAATGGCTCTGCAAGAGCGAGAACAAGAGCAAAAGATTTTCCACCGCCAAGATTCCCACCACCAAACACTACGTCCACACATGATGACACAAACTGCATTTGGAATCCTTCTTGCGGCTTGATTACGACTTCTCTATGTACTTCTTGTTCTTTCATCAAAAGCAAAAATACCTCTTAATAATAAGGTAATATATACTTAAACCAATGTCTATTTATCATAGTGATAAATACAGTGATTTTTTTATAGTTATACCTTTTTATTAAAGCATTACTTTCGCATATAATCATTATAAAACATATAGTGTATGAAGTTTACGAAAGAGCAATTTTCAGAAGCACTGAAAGTGAAACTCACCAACAACGGCAAGAAAAACTTAGCTATGAGTGAGAGAAGTTTCAACGGCAAAGTAGAAAGAATCTACAAGCGGTTGGAGAAAGCGAGTGATAAGGACGAGTTGGAACTGGATGATGTTGTTGCCGACTACTTGGATGACTTACAAGAGGACGATAACAACATACGAAATGACAACTCAAAATTTATAAAAGAGTGGGAAAAGAATCATCCGAACAAGGACGATAGAAGTGATAACAAGGATGACAAAGGAGACGAAAGCAAACTGGATAAGTTGCTCAAAGAACTCCAAGATTTGAAATCAGAGCGTGAGGAAGAGAAAAAGATAAAAGCTATCTCAGACAAACGCAATCAACTCAAATTATCCTTAAAAGGGAAAGAAGTCAAGAACGAGGATTGGATTAACGACCAACTCGAATTGATTCACATTGATTCTGAAACAGATGTTGATGCTCTCACAGAAAGACTGCTCAAGAGCTACAATAAGTTTAATGCTAACACTCCACCTGACATCACTCCAGGAGGCACGGGAAGCGGTAAGGAAAAGACCGATGACTTTGCCGATGTGGTTGCTGTCGTAAAGAAGCAATCGCACAGAGAAGAAAAGTAATAATAATTTAAACCAAAAAGAAAATGTCAGATTTTTATCAGCAAATTCTATTGAACAGTGGCTACCTTCCCGGTAGAGCATTGGTTCAGGCTCGCGGAAGCATTGGTGGACACCGCTATGTATTCGTGAAGTTACAGATGAGCGGAAAGGACGCACTTGTATTTCCTACCAGTGGTGGAATTGTTAAAAACCCATTCAAAGGTAATGCAAGAGCTTTTGCCGGAACGCTCGCTGAATATATTCCCAGTAATGGTTCTAATGGAAGCGAAATACGTATCCTAAAATCGTATGCGGTTGCAAAAGCTACAACTGAATCTACAGACACAGATATTTACCTGAAAAGAGACGGATATTCTCTTATCCCATTCGTAGGAGATATCCTCATGGTAGCACCTTCTACATTGACAGAAAAAGGCACAGCGGTAACAATTACAGCCGTTGAAAAAGCGACTGACGGAACGGCTGGCGATGTTTGGAAAGTTACATTGAGCGCAACCCTCGGATCATTAACAACTTCATCTGTCCTTGTTGAAGCGAAAGAAACAGGCTCTGGTAAAGAAGCGATGGTTACTAATCCTAACTCATACCTTCCCTGCGACTTTGATTTTGTTTTTGACCCAGCTACATCCGAAGATGATTTCGATGGTGCAAGATACCTTATCACTCCTGCATTGGCATTAGGAGATGTATTCCTCTACGAAGACCGTATGCAACCTCTTTCGGCTGCATTAAAAGCTTTGAACAAGAGCAAGGTTAAGGGTTGGTTTAACATTTAAAATTGACGAGACTATGCCTAAATTTGATTTTAATAACAGCAGATATGCAAGATTTTTTTCTGACAAGACCAATCAACGTTTCTTGCAATCCTTTGTCAATACAGAAGGTCTGCTATACACTAATTATGGTTGGTACAAGACTCAAGGTGTAAAAGCTGGTGCTCCCACACCTACCGCCCCTAATGGCATCGCTACTTTTTCTGTGAAAGGACGTGACTTGAAAGCCGCTCCTTTGATGGATTTGCGTGCACCTCTTGGTGACAGTAATCAAATGGATAAGGACGGTCTGTACTGGTACACCGCATCCATTCCTGATTTTATCGCTCCCGGTTTCGTTGAAACAGCTATGGAACGTGAAGCAAAAGAACAACAGTTTGAGTTGTTTGGAAACGATGCCGATTTGGTAGCCGCTTGGGTACATACATTACAGTCCCAGCTTGATAGTGCGGACGCAACCATGAACTTCATGACTGCACAGTTAATGTCTAAAGGTAATATCGACTACCGCAATATCGCACGTGGTATTCAAATTCCGTTGCACAAAGCAGACATTCCGGATGAAAATTTCACTAAAGCAGGAACTAAGGTGTGGACTGACGCTGAATGCAAGATTCTGAGCCAAATGGCGGAAAAGGAGAAAAAATATCGTGAAAAATGGGGATATGAAGGTGCAATGGAATGGCAGGTTACACGCAAGATGTTTTACGAAGTAATGTTGCAAAATGCCGAAGTTAAGGAATTGATTGAAAGTTTCAAGAAAAATCCTTTAGCTTACATCGCAACAACCGCTACTGCGCCTACTACACGTGAGTTGTTCTTAGCAGCTTTCCGTGATTATCCCGGTGTATCTCCAATTGAAATTGTAGAAGAACGTGAGCGTAATCTTACCAATACTGGAGACACATTCGTGCAAGGTTGGGATGATAAGATTGCAGTTCTCCGTCCTACCGGATATGCTTGTGAGTTTGAATACACCAATAACTTAGACAAACAGATGTTTGACAAGTATGGTTCAAGCGTAATAACTAAAATTTTTGCTCAGGCTAATGATGGTCTCTGCACGATTGTGAATACAACGACAAACAACGGGCTGTATAAGGAATGGCATACGGATGTGATGATGTCGGCTTGTCCTGCACTGAAAACATTCCGCAATCACGTCATTGTAGACACAAGTCAGGCAGACGATTAATGTACAACACATTGCAACAGTAGCAGTTATGGAAAAATCATTTGACCCGATAGCATACCTCAATGGGCTTACGAGATTTGTCTTTGAAGATGATGCGCTTGAAAATATCGCATACGAAAACGGTTTGATGTTTATTTCAGACCGTTCCGAAATAGACGAATGCACTAAAGACCATTGCCTTATCGCACTATATGAGCTTGTCATTAACGGTCCGTGGTCTGTGGCTTCATCATCACTCCAGCATGGCAGTTATAGACAGGACGTAGGCAGTGAAACGGTAACGGCTCCCATAATCCAAAACTTGAAAGACCGTCTGAAAGCACTGTACAAAAAGTATGGTGAAGAAGAAGCGTTGGGAAGCATGGATTCGGGTAGTATGAGTTGGGTCAATGAAAATTCATTAGATGTATAGCTTATGCGTCTCAAAAGAAAAGCAATAGCAGAATATCCGTTTCATGGTATATTCTACACCGTGATAACGAAAAAGCCGGAGGACGGAGACCTTCTCGGTAACGGAGGATTGCTTGACGGTGATTTGCTAGGCGGTGAAGATACGGATGGTTCTCTCAATGCGAAAATAACTGAGAAAAACGAAGGGAATACGGAAACTTTGGAAGAAACCATCCTTCTTGAAACCGAATGCGATATACAGCAAGCCTCCAAGATGTTCAATGGCGGCACTATCATGGCAGACTATAACGTGTTTTTCCCATTAAAAAAAAGCAGCATTTCACCTGTAAAAATTGGAGATATGTTTAGATGTCCAAAGGAAAGTTACGGAATAGGCATTAACGGTCGTGTTATAGGAATGGAAATTAGCCAGCTTGGTGGCGTGAAAGTTAACATCAAAATGAGTGAAGTAGGTTAAGTATGGCAAAGACCAAGCAAAGTGCAATCACCCGTATTGTTGATTTACTCGCAAACGAGGGACAGAAGATAGTGGCTAAGGAACTGGCTAAAGTTTCCTATACCTACCGAAGCCTCAATTTGAGAGATAGTTACGGTTGGGGAGTATATGTTGACGGAAAGCTTGCCAGAAAGGGATATACCGCCAGCTCTCCCGGAATAAAGAAAAAATGGTATGGTGAGGAAATTACCGGTTATGAAGCAGTGGTTGAATACTTGGAATCCAAATATAAGCCACATCCGGGAATTGATTTGGTAGTTGTAGCCGCCATGCCTTACGGAGAAATACTACAAAATGCAGAAGGTAACGTGAAGAAGAAATATGAAGTGATAGCAGTGGCACGTAATGAAGTTAAGGCATTATCACGGAAATTCAAGAACGCGAAGTTCGGCATTATCAGTCACGGTAAACAAGACAATATATGAATGATTTATATAAAACTGGCAGCATGATAGAGAATTTTCTATCCATGTTACTTACAAAAGCAAAGATTTCATCAATAATCTCTTTTGATGAAACACCGCTGACAATAAGTAGTGACAGCACGGACATGATCGTTGTAGATGTTCTTAGCGTGAATGATTACGGAGGAGAGGCGAAATGTTCCGCCAACATATTCCTCTATGCGAAGTCCACGGACAGTTTGGGATCAAAGCCAGTAAAAAAACTGTTCGACATGGAAAAAACACTATTCTCGGCAATTGACCAATCCAACGACAAGCATTTCGTCATAACAAGCTGTGAACTGATAGGGAAAGAAAGTAAAAATTCCGGAAACTTCTATTGCAATGTGTACAATATCGGGATAACAATAAGATAAACAGATTATTAACAAGATAACACTTTTTAATTATGGCAGTAAACAATACTGGCGCAACAGCCAAAAAATTTATCAAACCTTCTTACATCGTGGCAACTCTGTTCACTGGTACTGAAGAAGACGATGTGCCAAAGGGTGACTCTTACATTCTTGAAGATGTAGTTGAAGACACCACTTCAATCGCTCAAGACGATAATGATGTAAACGACATCGAGTGTGAAACTTCCGACAGTCCTATTCTTTCCATCGTGAAACTCGGCAAATACCAATTTACAGCTGAGGTCGCAGATACACAAAAAAATCTGCTAATCGCTCTCATGGGATTTACGGCTGGAACTACTGTTTCTACCAAATACTTTGCTCCTGCTCAATACAAGAAATTGTATGCAAAGATTGACGTAGTGTTTGAGGAAGGGGAAACGATGACAGCATTTGTGGTTCCAAAATTACAACTTAATTCCAAGCTAATGCTTGAATCATTAAACTCCAATATTGGACGTATCAGTCTTGCAGGAACAGCGTATGATGCAAATGTCGCCGATGGAGCAAAGACTATCAGAACTCCGTTTTATGTGGATTCCGCTTATACCCTACCATCGGCAGGATAACCCATAATAGATAAGAAGATTGTTTTACAGGGCGGTCGGCTGGATATGCCGCCGCCCTTCATGCTTATAATCATGGCAGTATATAGAGCAAAGAAAAAAGATACACAACCAAAGAAAGACGCTGTAACAGCTCATACTCCTGTATCCAATGAATCAATGGAGCGTTTGGCAAGGATAATGAACGACAGCCCAAGTATTATGAAACTCCACGGTACGGAGTGGTGTATCAAAGGATTAAAGCCCGGTGTTCAATGGCTTATAGCCGAACAAGCGTGCCGGATCGTCAAAGGAGAGAAACTGAGCATGGGAGATGTTATCAAGGAGTTTGCAGTAAATCTACCAGCAGTGGCACATGTAATAACGCTTGCACTTCTCAATGACAAGGACAGGATATTCTCTGATTATGAGAAAAAAGAACTTTCAGATGACTATCACAAAGTCTATGACCTTCTAATGTGGGGGGAATACGACATAAAGGATTGGGCTTTATTGCTCGGTGAAATCCTTAACCTCATAAGCACGGATTTTTTTTTCGAGAGTATCAATGTGATTCAGACCGTGAGGGAGATGACACTGGCAAGGAAGATGAAGAAAACGGAACAAAGCTGATAATATCCCGTACCGAATGGGGGCAGATGATTGATTTTCTGCGCTCCAACACTTGGTGCTCTCGTGAAGAATATTTATGGGAAATGACGGTCGGGCAAGTCCGGTTAAGCTCGTTTGATTTTTCCCATGTAGAATACGGAAATAAGGATAAGAAAAAGAAGAAGGTCAACAAGATAAGTTCGGTTGACGATTTGAAGAATTTGAATGATTTGGGTATGCCCATAATTAATAAAAAAGGATAACGATATGCCAGATAATGAAGCAGGAGCATTCCTCAACATAACACCCGATGTATTAAAGAAGTTGGACAGTTTCGATGAGAAGCTGGAGAAGATAGAGAAACATGCACATACGGCTGCGGATGCGTTGAAAAACGGGTTTGGCAGTGTGGTAGTAGATACTTCCAAATTGGAGAGCGCAATCGCTTCGTTAGCCAGCAAGATAAGTTCGATTGGGTCTAAAGGGAATCCGTTTGAGGGAGTAAGTAAAGGAGCTGGAGATACCGAAAAGAAAACCACATCCATGAACGAAAGCCTTTCACGTGCAGCAGATTTACTGAATCGGATAGGTGATAAAAAAATAGGGCAAGGTTCGTTTAGCGGATGGAATATAGCCGGACTGAAAGAAAGTATTTCTGACTTGAAAAAGTTTGTTGAGAATACACAGACTATTTCAAAACAACAGCAACAGACGGCCGTTAATGCCATGTGTTACATGAAAATGGAGCTTGACTACCAACGCCAAACTGACGAACAGAGAGTACAATCGGCAGAGAAAACCGCACAACGAAAAGAAGCAGCCGATAGGCGTGCGGCAAAAGCAGCAGAACAATTAGCGAGACAGCAAGAAATAGCTCAACGTACTACGCCGCAAGGTGCATTGGACTATTCAAGAAACGCCAAATATTTGCGTGACCAAGTAACAGCCATAAACTACTTGAAGCAGGCTCGTTTGTCTTTAAACACTACAGATGCCAACTACAGGCAGACACTTGAACAGATAAACCAAGCCATCGCCAAGCACAACCAAGCCTTGCAGCAAGCAGGAGTACAATCGCAGCAACTGGCCACACGCCACCGGAACCTAATGGATACGGCTGGGCAATTAAGCCGTCAGCTTGCCTTGGTGTTCTCCGTATCACAGATTGAAGGGTATATCAGTAAGTTGGCAAATGTACGTGGAGAATTTGAATTACAGCAGCGTTCCTTGGAAGCCATTTTACAGAATAAAGCGCAAGCAGACCAGATATTCAACAAGACCGTCCAACTTGCTGTAAAATCGCCATTCCAAATTAAGGAATTGGTTACATTCACAAAACAGCTTGCAGCATACCGTATTGAATCGGATAAGTTATATGACACGACAAAACGACTTGCCGATGTATCCGCTGGTTTAGGTGTTGATATGGGCAGACTTATTCTTGCTTATGGGCAGGTCAAAGCGGCAGCGTATTTGCGTGGTACGGAAGTTCGTCAGTTTACGGAAGCAGGTATCAATTTGTATGGAGAATTGCAACGCTACTTTGAAGAAGTTAAAGGCGAAGCATATACCACTGCCCAAATTGTGGATATGATTTCAAAACGAAAAGTAACCTTTGAAGATATTGAGAACATCTTCAAACGGTTAACTGACAGCGGAGGATTGTTCTACAATATGCAGGAAATTCAAGCCGAAACTTTGCAGGGTAAAATTTCCAACTTGAAAGACAGTATTGATGTGATGCTTAACTCTATCGGTAAGGCTAACGAAGATACACTGAAAGGTTCTATTGATTCTATTAAGGTATTGATTGATAATTGGGAAACAGTTGTCGAAGTGGCAAAAGCGTTTGGCATTGTAGTTGGTTCAATGGTTTTACTCCCTAAGATAAAAGCCGCTGCAAATGGAGTTAGCTTGCTTTCCTTTGCTTTTACAAAAGCAGAAACCGCATTACGTTCTTTGGGATTAGCGTTCAAAACATCATTTCCGTTAATAGCACTTGGAGCGGCTTTACAACTTGTTAATGAGTTGTGGAATGTGCATTCTCAATACAACAAAATGTTACGAGAAAGTAGCAATAAATATTATACAGCTCAGTTAAGAATAGGAGAAATAGACGAAATAGCTAAAAATGATACAAGAAAAGCGTTATCATCCCTTGTAAAAGAGATGAATAATGAAGGATTTGAAATAGAGATAAAGCCTAATATATCAGAAAAAGAAGCAAAAGAACAGTTTGAAGAGTATAAAAAACAATATACAGGATTCTTGGAAGATATTAGGAAGATTGAAGCCAACTATGCAGAAAACAGAAAGAAAGGATGGCTGATAGGTAATGATGATATTGAAACAGATTTAGACGAATACGAAAACGCTTTCTATGACTTTATAGCGAAGGGTAACAAAATACAAGCTGAATTATTAAGGATTTCAGAAGAATCAACCTCCTTAGGCAAAGGAGCAAAAGAATACATACAAGAACTAGTAAAAGGAAAGAAAGAAGGAGAGAATTTAATTGACTACTACAAAAGACTTGCAGACTACTTGGAGAAGTTACAGAATGGTGTTCTTTTTGCAGGTAAGAAAAGTTCTATCGCCAGCTCATTTCTTGGAACAAAGAAAGATTTGGAGAAAGATAAAGAAGAAGCAACTAAAGAAATACGTGAAATCTTTGATTCCGTAAATGATGAGGTAATAAAAGGTAATAAAACAAGAGAACAATTTAAGATTTTAATAGATAAAGGAGATTTTTCCAAACAATGGTCTGATATAAAGAAGCAACTTGCATACGATATATATAACTTGGGAGATATAAAAGTTCCTCTTAGACCAGGAATAAATCAAGAAGATCCTCAATCAAACCCCAAACATGAACGTGACATATTAGCAGAACGCATTTCTCTTATCAAAGAACTTAACAAGGAATACGAGAAGCTGAATAAGGTAATGGGCAGCGATAAGGCAGCTAAGACAGTCATGGAACGCTACGCATCCCAATTGAAAGATGTTCAGATGCCTAAAAATATCATAGGGGAAGCATTCTTGCCTAATAAGGAAAATACGGCAAAGGCTTTGCAGGAACTTGCAAAGATTATTACTGACTTTAGGAAGAAGATAGGAGCACAAAAAGATGCTAATGTCTTGTTTGACGAAAAGGATGCAGATGATTTTAAAAAGCAGCTAGACAAAACTAAAGATAACATTGAATCCATGTTCAACAGCTTAGACTTACACCAGAAGCTGAAAGATGCAGGACTGTCCGAAGCCGAAGTGCAGGCTTTGTTCCCCGGACTTGCCAAGACCTTGGACGATGTGCAGAAAGGGATTGAAGCAGAATATCAGAAGAAATTTCCGAAAGGCGAATACCTTATTGCTGATACCGATGCCAACAAGCAATATTTAGCAGACTTAAACAAGCTGAACCAGCAGCGTATAAAGGACAGTCAAGACCTTGTTATCGAACTGACTAAAGCTTATAAAACACAGCTTTCAGATCAGTTGCAGTTAGATATGTGGTATTATAAAGAAAGAAGCAAAATTTATACAAAGGTCTATGATGAACAAACAAAGACGTTTAAGGATGTGCTTACAAAAGAAATGCAAGAACAATACAGCAAAAATTTGAAAGCACAATATGACAAGAAATCGTCTGAAAATACATGGAAGGCATTTAAGGGTACAGATACCTATATGAATATGTTCGACAACTTGGAAAACGTTTCAACAAAAGCCATTGAGAATATGAAAGCCAAACTTGAAACGTTAAAAGAGCAGATGAAGAATCTTGATCCATCCCAGCTAAAGGAAGTAATGAACTTCTACAACAAAATGGATGAACAACTTTTTAAGAGAAGTCCTCTGGAATCGTTCTTAAAATCGTATGAAAAAATTAAAGAACTAAAGTCACAAGGTATAACAGAAGAAGGGCTTCTACAAAGAATTGCTGAGAATGACATTGAAAATACAAATTTGCAACAGCAAATATCTGACCTTAATACGATTATAGCACTAAAAAAAGAATCTATTGAAAAAGATTCTGTTGAATCATCATTTATTGAAAAAAACAAAGATCTTTATAACCAATCTATTTCCGTATTGGAAAGCATGGTTAAAGCAAAACAAGACACGATAAATGACAACAATAAGGAGAATGAAAATGCGAATAAGAATTTAAAATACTTCAAAGATGCAAGAAGCAGCCTTGAATACATGAAATCCGCCTGGGATTCTGTAAGAAATGCGGGACGACAGGCAATGGGAAGCATAGTGTCTATCCTTGAAACAATGGGAGAAGACACCGATAGTACAAGTATGAGGCTGTTAAACATGGTCGGAACTATTGGGGATTTAGTTATACAGGCAGTAATGTTTCAATTGCAATTAGGACTTTGTACAGAAGCGGCAAAAGAGATGGGTGTTGCCATGAATGCTGCATTAGGACCAATTGGATGGGTACTAATTGCATTACAAGCTGTAGCCACCATTCTTTCATCTATATTCGGCAACCATGACAAAGATTTACAAAAAGAAATAGAAGAACATGAAAGAAAGATAAAGAAGCTGGAACGTGAATACGACAAGCTAAAAGAGAGTATAGACAATGTATGGGATATAACAAAGCTACAAGAATATGGGAATGAACTTAATGAGAACATAAACAAACAGATAGTATCTCTCAATGCCATGATAGCCGCCGAAAGAGATAAGAAAGATACTGACTGGGACAAAATAAACGAATGGCAGGAACAGATTGAAGATCTCAGGGATACTTTGGCTGACAGTGCTAATGACATGATAGCGGAGCTTGGCGGTGTAGGTTCCGATGAAAATTTCAAAACATTGGCTGAGAATTTTGCATCGGCATGGTTGGAAGCGTTTCAAGAAACAGGGGATGGCTTGTCTGGACTTCAAGAAAGTTTTGATGATTTTATGGAAAACTATGTAAAACAACAGATACTTCTAAGATTATCTGACAAGTTCTTAAAACCTATGTTTGAAGAATTTGACAGTCTAATTGCAACAAGAACAGATATGGAGCAAGAGGATCAAGAAAGGTATTTTGAACTTCAAGCCCAAATAACCAAGCTAAGAAACACAGCCAATAATTCGGTTGTGAAAAGTGTCGCAAAAAAGGCAAATGCCGCTGCTGATGAGATAGAAAATAGTGAGGAATATAAAAGACTTCAAAAGGCATATACGGATTTTTTAAAGCCGAATGATATTAATACCGAAGCCATCAAAGACTGGTCTGACAAGATGAAGGAAGTGTTTGGTGAATATAACGAGGCGGCAGAAGAAATTTTTAACCAAATAGGATGGGGACCCGGAGGTAAAGCAAATCTGTCCGCTCTCACCCAAAGCATACAAGGTATAACAGAGACTACTGCCGAGGCACTTGAGGCATTACTAAACTCTATCAGATTCTTTGTAAACCAGCAAACTACTGATATAACAGCTATCAGAAATCTGTTAGAAGCTCGATATAGTTTAGAATCACAAGCTGAAACAAACCCCATGCTAATTGAATTGAAAGCGCAGACGGGATATTTGGAGATTATTTCAGATAGAATAGACCGTGTATTCGCACCAAATTCAAATTCAAGGGGAGCAGGACTAAGAGTATTCATAAGTGACTAATTAATTTAATACATTTAAATAATCATTCTGATGGTAAGAGATAGTATAACGACCCAAGCCATACCGGGTGGCTTCTCCGTAATAGTAAGCGGTTTTATAGCAGAATCATTGGAGCACATGATACCTTGGATTATTGTATCATTTGCAGTAGTGATATGTGATTTGGCTTTTGGAATAAGGAAAAGCCTTTTAATGGGCGAAAAGGTTCGTTTCTCTAGTGCAATACGCCGCACAATGGGTAAACTTGTAACCTACTTCGCCTTTGTTTGTATGGTTGTCATGATAAACATTGCATCCGGCAGCAAATGGGATATAGACATATACTCCTGTTTGTTAGTTTGCTTCATTGAATTTTGCTCTATCATATCAAATATATTGAAGCCCAAAGGATACAGCTTTAATATGCTTAAGGCGTTAGGTCTGTTTGGTAAGAAGGTGCTTGATGTAGAAAAAGAGGATATAAATGAAATAATAACAGAAAATAAAAAGGAGGAAAAGAAATGAGTTTAATTGATTTTATTTTTATTGCGCCTTTTGCACTTTATGCCATAATCTACGCATTTTCGGTAAAAGAATCCTGTAATTCCGATGAATCCATAGAAATATGACGTGCATTTAAGCGCTATTCTTAATACATATTCATGCCCGTTTAAATAGCTTTCTGGCGAACGCAGTAAAAGAAATGCAGCTGTCAATGTTGGCATAATAAGTATAGGTATTTCCATATTAAACCTGTATCGGGAACAAACGGAGCATAAACATAACAAACAAAAAGAATAATAAATAGATAATGTAGACGCAGATATGGCAAAAATTACTTGCAAATAAAGCTCTAAGGATTTAAAAGCAGGTATGTATAAATACATTATAGTAAATATTAATGGTAGTTGGATGAGAAAAGCACTGAACACATTTTTCTGTTCAGGAGTATAGCTTCTAATAAGTTCTGATAAGTCCATATTTTTTGCGACAAAAATAATAGTAATTTTATAATTTAAAGATAAGGAGGAAAAGAAAAATGGCTAATATTGAACATTTCATACCATTTCTTATAAAATGGGAAGCTGGTATAAGTAAGAAAAGCAATGAAACCAATGAGTCTCTTTTTCAAAGAGCAAGAAAAACAGGATGGGCTGATGATCCCGATGATTTAGGAGGACAAACTATGGTAGGTGTGACAATGGCTACCTATGAGGAATATTGTCGTAGAAAAGGTTATCCAAAACCTACGACCGGAAGGTTGATGGATTTGTCATATAACGATTGGAAAAGTATCTTGAAGATGTTGTATTGGGATAGATGGAATGCGGATGAAATAAGAAGCCAAAGTATAGCAGAGATAGTATGCGATTTTGTATGGGCTTCTGGGGTACATGGTATTAAAGTACCGCAGGATTTGGTTGGTGTGATTCCTGATGGCATTGTCGGGCCTAAGACACTCGCCGCAGTAAATTCCCGTAATCCCCGTGAATTGTTTGACCAGATCAAGATTGCACGGTTTGATTTCATCGAGGATATATGCCGGAAACGCCCAGCAAACAACAAGTTCAAACGGGGCTGGATGAACCGTATAAATGATATAAAATTTGAGGGATGAAACAGAGAGTCTATATATGGATTGCGGTAGGGATAGCATTGCTATTGCTGTTTGGATCATGCCGGAGCATAAGGTATGTCCCGGTAGAAACTATAAGGACTGACAGTCTTTATCTTACCATGCATGAGCGTGATTCCATCTACATTAAGGATTCTGTCCATATAAAAGAGAAAGGCGATTCAGTGTTTGTTGACAAGTGGCATATAGTCTACCGTGACAGGATGATTCGCGATACAGCCTATATAGAGAAGGAGAAAGAGTTAGAAGTCCCCTACCCTGTGGAGAAGGAATTAACATGGTGGCAGAAGACGAAATTAGAACTAGGAGAGTTTTCAATAGGTATTATATTAATATTACTAATCGTAGTCATTTGGCTGATAAAGAAGAAGGGAGGTGCAAGATGAAATAGTAACCAAAATGCCACAGGTAGAAGCGTGGCACATAATAGAAAAACTCATAACAAAAGTAATTCTTTCAGGGGCTTAGAATCAAAAAAAAGCCCCCAACGCTCATATTAATATTGCCACATAAAAACATGATAAAAGCATAAGACACTGCACGTTGGAGGCTAAATATCTTCAACAAAATGTCTTATGCTTTGTTCATCGATATATCTTGTTTTATGTGGCATGGCAAAGATAAGAATAAAAAATTAGAAAAAACATGTGCAAGTCAGAAATCTTTGCCAAAATAATTAATATTGTTTCAAAAGAAACAGAAGTGTCTGTAGACCAAATATTATCGTCTGATAAGAATATGGAAACAGTGGATGCCCGGTATCTTCTTGTATTTTTTCTTTTCGAAAGCGGTATGTACCCTTCACAAATAGCCGCTCATATCCATAAGACCAAACGTGCTGTCAACTACATGATATCCAATTTCCATGAGAGGATGGAGAGTGGGAAAATGATGAGAATATATTGGGACGATATAAAGAATTTGTTGGGAAACAACTGATTTTCCATGAGTTATGATCTATATACTTTTGTGCACGGTCGATTTTGACCGGATACAAAATACAAATACTTATGGAACGAACTTATGTTTTTAACCAAGACGGTGGAACCGGCGCAAACAATGGCCTGCTTGCGTCCATTCTTCCGTCCTTGCAGAACCGTGGAATTGACACTGGCTATCTGATGGGGCTGATGGGAGGAAACGGAAACGGAGGTTTCTTCGGAAACAATGGCGGTTTTCAGGACATCATCGCATTGATTGTGATTGCAGCCATCTTCGGTAACGGGAACTTCGGATTTGGTGGCAACAACAACCAAGGAGCGAACGAAGGAAGAGAAATGATCATGCAGACACTTAACCGAAACGGTGTCGACATTGCAGCATTAGCACAAGCTGTGAACACATCATCAGACCAAATCCTTGCCGGTATTAACTCTGTATCACAGGCTATCTGCGGTCTCGGCAACCAAATGGGCCAGAACACCAACAGTATCCTCACTGCGATCATGCAAGGTAACAACGCTCTGACATCTCAGATCTGTAGCTGTTGCTGCGACATGAAACAGCTTGTAACCACACAGGGATACGAGAACCAGCTTGCAATGTGCAACCAGACTAACACATTAGTCAACACTGCTAACCAGAACACATTGTCATTGCGTGATGGTGCGACAGCCAACACGAATGCCATCCTTGCCAAACTTGACGCTATTCAGAATCAGGCATTGCAGGACAAGATCGCATCTCTTACTGCGGAAAAGGCTACTTTGACAGCCGAAATCTCTCAGCGTAACCAGAACGCCACTATCCTGAGTGCGGTAGGACAACAGATCGCTCCTTTAGCAGCCGGATTGCAGGCATTGCAGAGCGATGTTGATGGTATAAAATGTAAATTACCTAACACTGTCCCGGTACAATACCCTAATATTGTAGGTGTGAACGTGGATACATATCGTGCCGCAGCATACGGTGCTTATGCAGGTGATGCTGTATATGGCCGTGGTGGTTACGGATGCGGTTGCAATAACTACTGGGGTTAATCCGGTGAGAAAGGAGGTAGATATGTGGCCTAACTTTTTTACAGGATTTCCGTTCCCGTTTCCCTCCCTTGGCAGAGTGAATTACAACACTCTTCCTACGGTGGCTGTAACAGTCGGTACTGAGAATGTGACTTTGGAGCTTCCTAACCATGCGTTCCGCAACAGGGATTATGTCGGAGGGTTCTATGTCAATCTTCGTCAGGCGATCCCTGCCGGCACGACTGCCACGCTGCCTATATTGATAGGGACCAACGGGGATACAAGACCGTTGTTAGCTTACAACAACGAGCCTATTACGGTTGCCAACCTTGCCGGAACCGGTATTTATGAAATCCACTATAACAAATACACCAACGAGCTGTTCCTTGTTAATGGCGGATACAGACCTACCGCTACTCCGGCTGCAACGGCAGAAGCAATGTCAAGCAAAAGCAAGTAGTTAACACGGGTGCCGGGGTTCTTGGCACCCTATTAAAATTAAACCAATATGTTTCAATCACTTCGTACCAATAACCAGTTATATATACTTCATAAGGATGCTAACCCGTTTATCGAATACGGCCCGGTAGTCAGCGTTTCCGCTCCCAAGCCGAAATATCCTATGGCATCCCCTATGGGACAGTTGCCCCAAATGGAAATGGTTGTGGATGTTGTTGTCTGTATCAACGGGCAGAACACGACTTTCCAAAATCTTCCTGCCGGCATGGATATAGCCGACTTCGGACAGAACGGCAATATCGTAGTGTCATGCTCACGTGATGCGATGAATAACGAGGTCGCTTCTATGAAACAGAAAAGCATAGACATCATCAACAGCATGGATTTTCACAATTCCGTCATTGCAGGGTGTGACAAGATGCTTACGCTCTTGAACCCTGAATTTGCCGAGAAACAACGTCAGGAGCAGGAAATATCCTCTCTGAAAGGGCAAATGTCGGAAATGAGCAAGAACATGTCTGACCTTATGGAATTGAACAAACGGCTTATGGAACAGCTCGGAGTGGTTGAAACATCCAAAACAAAGAAATGATTATGGGAATGTGGGAAATATTAGAAGAAGGGCGTGACGATTACGGACGCGGCTTCGGAATGAGAGGTGACGAGGTGGAAGAAGCCTACAAGGAAGGCTGCCGCCACGGTTACGAAAAGGCCATGAGAGAGATTCATGGAGACATGGGCTTCCGTGATGGCGGAAGAAATTATTCAGGATCAGGTATGGGAGAACGCAGATATCCCGGCTATTTCCCTGAATATCCCCGCATGGATGACATGGGAGAACGCAGACGCAGACGCGCCAACGGTGAGTTTTATTAATGGTGGAGGGGTGGAATGCCCCTCTTTTTAAACAAAGGTTATGGAACAGAGATTGGATACATACAGCAGATTCCCATCTGGCATGAGGGAATATCTGGAAGCATACGGCTTTCATTTCAGCAAGAAACTTTATGAATGGGCCGTCTCAAAAATGAAAGTGAAAGACGAAACCACGGGTAAAGAAAAAAAGTTGGAGCCGTGGAGCAAAGACGAAGTGGACGATATGCTGAAAGCGAACGGAATTACCATCGAGCACGACAAGGGTTATGACGTTGCTTATGTCGCAAACATGCTGAAAGCGGATTTCTATAAAAAATCATTGGTTGACGAGGCACATTTGTGCAAGCATATAAAGTGCTACCTTGATGATATTGATGGCGATCCTTGCAGGGCGTTTGACGAGTTCTTTGCCACCTGTATAGGTAAAGGGATTCCTGTAATCTGGTCGGATGTGATATGATTGTTCAGGAGTTCTACATACCAAAATATGGGGACTGGCACGTCAAAGTGTATTATGCGGTACACACCTATTGGGCGGATCGGATCATTATGGACCTGTACCGTATAGGATGCAGGGGGGATTCCCTCAAGCGTGCGTATCGCAATCTGACTGAAGGCAGAATGAATACCGGTCTAACCTATTCGGACTACAGGAGAAGAGAGACAGTAATGGTTATCTCACTAACCTCTACCCCCGAAGAGTTTCAAAATTCGTGGGACCACGAAAAAGGTCATTTGTGCCGGCATATCTCCAAGGCTTTCGGGATTGATCCTTATGGAGAGGAAGCGCAATATCTCAGTGGATATGTCGGTCAAAAGATGTTCCCTGTAGCCAAAAAGTTCTTATGTGAACATTGCAGAAAGGGAATGGAAAAATAATAATCGAACAGAAGCGTTCTTTGACTTGTTGGAATTACCGTTTTTACAAAATAGTCGTGAAATTATATACATAAATCCAATAAAATTATATATCTTAATTATATGATATTATTGGAATAACAAATACTTTATTCTATCTTTGAGCCGAATTTTAAATTATAGATGGAAATGGAACAAGAAAACAACAATGCGATTCTTTCTTTTGAAGACTTTAAAAACCAAAACGGCATCGTTTATTGGTGGGCCTCAGAAGTAATGGTTATGCTTGGATATAATGATATGAAAGCATTTTGTAAAGTTCTTGACCGCGCGACAAAGGCTTTTGTTTCGCTCAACATTCCTCATTATGAAAATATAATAGCTGTGAAACGCAATAATAATGGTGTTGAGTTCCAAGACTTCAAACTTACACGTTTTGCGTGTTATCTTGCTGCTATGAATGGCGATCCAAAGAAGCCAGAAGTAGCATTGGCGCAAGCTTATTTCGCACAGCAAACACGAAAATTTGAATTATACATTGAAAACAATCAGGAAATAGACCGCGTGCTAATACGTGAAGAACTTGCAGATGGAAACAAATCTCTCGCTTCAACAGCAAAAGCCGCAAATGTTACTGATTATGCAAAGTTTCAAAATGCAGGTTATCTGGGTATGTATAATATGGAATCGTGGAAGCTTGAAAAGAAACGTGGCGTTAAAAAAGGAAAGCTATTTGACAGAATGAGCCGTACCGAACTTGCTGCCAATCTATTCCGTGTTACCCAAACCGAAGAGCTTATAAAGAGTAAACAAATATCTGGACAAGCTAATTTAGAACAAACACACTATACTGTTGGAAGACAAGTCCGAAATATAGTAGAACAAAATACTGGGCGCAAACCTGAACAGTTGCCACAAGAAAAAGAATTGCCTATAATTAAAAAAGCTCTTAAAATGACAGCAAAGGAAATGAAAAAGATTGATAAATAATTTTTTCGAATTGTAGTTTTGTTCTGCAATCTAAAGGTGCAAAAAAAGATACCCCCCATACATCTACACTAGTGAGCTACGGTCAACGTAGCCTTTCAATGTATCAAGGGCTATCTTCATGGCGCAAAGATAAAATTAAATATTCAAAAACGCAAAATAAAGTAACTATTTAGCATTAAGCGGTAATCCCCAACGGGTTTTACCGCTTTTTTTATGTTAACAGAATATGGAAGAAGATAAGTTGAACATATTGCTTGAACATGCTGATGATGTGCCTCACTGGTATTTCTGTCGTTTACTTGCTGTGATGCGATGGAACGTATAGAGAGGTTCATTTATAGACTGATACCCTTTGTCGTGTTGGCAAGGGTGATATCGTTGTGCCTGTAATGAAAGGCACTCCACTTGCAATAAGTAAAGTGCCTTTTGATTTGAACGTTGGTCGAAACCTCAACGTGTGTCTATACTAACATGTGGCAATATTCATAATCCAATACTATTTCTCGGATATCCTATTTATTTCTTTGTAGATACATTGCAGTGTAACCACATCGTTTTTGAACTCATCTATGGTATTACAGTCTATCAGTGTGGCATAATTGAAAAGCACACGTGCTATATCATCCGCAAGTTGCTTGGGTGATTGCCACTCGTTAAAATACTTAGTAAGTGAAGTAAAATCGTATTCTTTCTTGTTTTCGTTATTTGTTTCCATACTTCTAAAAATTAACAATGTTGCGTTTTTGGGTGTGAAAGTTATGCACTCCATGTCAATGAAGTGCTATAATCATACACTATGTTTGATTGATTATACTATTCTCGCAAGTTTTCCGTCAGACGGTTTACCACCAAACAGGTGATTGATGTAAGCCAAACCTTTCTGCGTGCAAAGCACTACCATTACTATAAATCCAGGGTGATTTTCACGTGGGACGGGCTTTTCTTTCATCTCGAAATATCCTGCATCAATGTATTTTTGTTTTGGTTCATTGCGATTGGCAAAGAATACTCCCAACTCTCTTAACTTCTTAAAAAGAGTGTTTCTTCCGAAAGGTAGCCCGAGTATCTTTGCTGCCTGTCCTATGTCGCACTTTCCTTCCATCGCAAAGGCTTTGTCAGCAAAGTCGGCTTTGGGCTGGAGTTTCTCTATTTGTTTCTGCTGCTTTTCATTCTCCAAAGCCAAGCGTTCTTTCTCTTCTTCGGCTTGAACCACCATTAAGGCAAGTTCTTTTCGGGAAAGCTCGTGCTTGTTTTCCTCACATGCGATAAAGTATTTTCTCGCTTGCTTCCCACGCTCGTTATTCTCAATCATGGATAGTTCTTTTGCCATGCTGATTGAGAGAGCGTATTCGATTCGTGTCGTAGCTCCTATTTCTCGCTCCACAATTTCGGTGAATGATTGATAATCAACACCTTCAATAAAATCATAAGATTTAATACGGTCTTTAATCCACGTTGAAAAATCTCTTTTACTTTCAAGAAAAGCATGTAAATCACGTGCATTAACGGCTTTCTTACCGTTGTTATCACTAATAGGAATCAGTTCATTCGTTGTGTTAAGCATATTTATAACGAATATGATAAAAAGAAACCCTCCGTAGGTGTGCTTAACACAACATACGCAGGGCATAGAAGTTGCAGATTGTTTCCTTTCTGCCACCTTAGAGGGTTTCCCAATATCTTGTACAAAATGTATTCGCTTTATTTTGCCCAAGAATTATTATGTTGTATTAAGCACTGCAAAGTAACGCATAATTTTTGTAACGGCAAAACTTTACTGTATGTTTTTTACATAAAAAAGCCACGATAGGGTTTACCGTGGCTTTATAGATTAATTTTATTAACTCCAATTACTCCAATATCATTCTCGCATGTTCCATCATATTAGGAACTTCATTTGAAATACTCTTAGATGTAGCGTCTTTTGGTGCGTACATTACTTGTATCATTCCGCTCTGAACCGTAAGAGCAACCATCATATCCCACTTGCCAGACATACCGTTTACGAAAATAAACATGTCTTTATCATTATTCATTGTAGCAGGAGCATATCTTTCCAACAGAAAATCCATAATATCATCTGTGTATTTATATTGCAATCCAAATCCACAAGCGTTCATCTTACCGTTTTTGAATGTGTATATGATAGCAACACCATCCTTACTATCCTTATATCCCAAGGACGTAGCATTATCAGTTACAAGTTCCCTTTTCTCCTTAGCCTTTATATCAGCCTTATTTGCTCCAAAGTCCAACACAGGTTCAACAAATGTATTATATTTCGGTTTCACTTCTACGGCACACTTTACAGTTTCAGCACCATTGGAAGCTACAATAAAAGTTTTTCCAACATGACCGCCTTCAACAATACCGTTACTACTAACCTTCGCCACAAACTCATCCTCTGAACTCCATGTAACATTATCGGAAGCGATTAACTTAATCTCATCCTCATAATACAATGAAATTTCCGACTTATCCAGTGACAAGCTGTTTTCATCATCATCCGAACAAGCGGTAAACACCAACATAGGCAACATTGCCAGTAAAAACAAAATTTTCTTCATGATTATATAACTTTTTATTAAAACGCTGCAAAATTAATAAACTAATATATAATAATTAAGTCTCGTGTCAAGAAAAAGAATATGCTATATAACACAAAAATCCCCACCAAAATAATTCGGTGGGGAAAATCTTATTTGATAACGCCAAATTCTTTTAGCATTTTTCTACTTATAGTAGGACTTTCTTTTACAGTCTCAATAATCTGCTTCATCAATTCGCTTTTGTTATTGATATTTCCTCTATAAGTATTCCTGTTGAATTTATCCCTTTTAGCTCTTATAAGATTGGTACAGTTGACAAATGAATCGTATAACAGGAATGGACACTGTTTTACCGTTATGGGCAAATAATAATCAGTCAGAATATCAGGGAGATTACGGTTTATTTTAGAATTTATTACCAAACCTCCTATTATGTCTCCGTTTTCATCAAAGCCAAGCACTACGAAAAATTTATCACGTGTATTGTCTCCGTTTTTTGGGGTTATGCCATTACTACCGTCAAGTGCAAGCATATAAACATCCCCAACTTTTATATTGTTTTGTATGAGCTTGTCCCCCAAGTCACCAAGAAGATCTCCTATGCTTGTCATAATAATGCGGATTCTATGGAGAGATTTTCTTTAATATAATCCAACATATCGTTGGTAGCCATTCCGTCTTTTGCCATACCTAAAACGTCCATTACTTTTTTCCCTGAATTGCTATAAGCTCTGTTCCATTCTTCTCCATGTGATTTTTCTCTTAACTCTCCATATGGCAAATAGGCGTTTTTTTCTATTGACCTGTCGATTTCCTCAATATCGGCTTTTGACAGGTAATCCAAATCAGCCTCCCTTTTTGCAGTCAGCATATAATACGCATCACAGTCTCCCTTTGATACGCTTCCGTCTATCATGGCCTTAAGTTCTTTGTCGCAATAACAATCGTTCTTGATGCAGTTATATAGAATAGAAGGAACCGGACCGTCAGGCAAAGCACAAAATTCATCAGTAGTCATGCGGAAACCATACTTTGCCAGATATGAAATATTTGCAAAATATATCACTTTGAATACGTGATAATAATCCAATCCTTTTGTCTTGTTTAGAATATACAAAACAATTTCGGTCAGCTTTTGTTTGTCAAATTTTGTCATATTATTCTTAATTATTTGGAACAAAAATAGCATAACTTTTTGATATATCGTTCACAAATCAGTAATTCGTTTCACAAAGTATGTTTTAAAGCATACTTTGAATATATTCAGTGCGTCTATTAATCTTAGTCCGTAGGGCAGTTAGGCGATTTCGGGTAAAGGGCAGCCCGGTCTTTGTCAAAATACCCCTTGCGTTCAATCGTTCAACTACCTTGTCAATATCTTGCGGAGTATTGCAGCCTTCCAACATGGCGGCTATCATATTGTTTTTTTCATCGTTCATCGCTTCTTTCCTCCGCTTTTCCCCGTTCGCCTTACCGCCTTTTGCCTGACCTGATGTAGTACCGCCTAATGATGTACATTTGTTTCCAGCTTTGGAAATGAAATAACCGTTTTCCTCAATTTGTTTTTTCTTTACTTCCAATGCTGATTTAGTTCGTTCCTGTATAAGTTCTCGTTCGAGTTCCGCAGCAAAGGAGAAAGCGAACAAAATCATTTCGTCCATCGCTTTTATCATACCACAATTCAAATCAATGCCCATTTGGACGATTACAAGACGAATTTTACGCGGTTTTAGTTCATCATTGATAAGTTTGTTTAAATCGCTCATAGAACGCCCCAAACGGGAAATTTCGGCTACTATCAGCATGTCTCCAGCCTCCAGTAATGGAAGTACATCAGTTCCTAATTTCCGTTTCTTATAGGTTACACCGCCGGATATTCCTTCTTCCGTTATCACAATGTCGGATTTTAAACCGTTTCTTTTCAACCATTCTTGGACGGTTCTGTTTTGTTGCTCCAATGTTTGTTTGTCAGTGGATACACGACCATATTCTACTACTTTCATAAATTTCCCCTCCTTAGATTAAATTCGCTATTATATTATTCGTTTCGTTGTTCTTGGCTTCTGTAAGCCCTAATTCGGATATATTTTGAAGCGCAATTTCGCATTGTTGGCTAATGTATGAGATTTCATCGGCATCAATATCACGGCTATCGTATATAAACGCTTTCGCCAGCTTGATGGCAAGACCTTGACACACATCCCCGGCAACTTTTTCGGCTGCTATAATGTTATAGCAAATTATTTGCTTAATACTTAGTTGTTTGTTCGTTCCCATATTCTTTTGTTTTTAAGTTAGTAATCAAGTTCATTTAAAAGTCTTGTGTATTTGTTCACACTATCTCTATATGATTCAAATAACGGACAATTATAATAGCTAATTTTAGCCATTTCATTTCCGGTTTCGGACAATCTTTCAACATAGTAATTTAATGCGAAAGAATACTTTTTCTTTAGTTCATTATCATTATGTTGTTTATCGAAGTATTCACTACATGATGATGGCTCAATGATAATAAAGCCAAAATTGCAATTTGTTTCATAATTCAATCATTTAATTATAAATAATAGTTCCGCCCATGGAACTTGCACCACTTGCAAGGCGTTGAACCTTTGGCGGATAATTCGGATTAAAAACCGTTATTTCCTGTCAGCTCCTTACCTACTCCAACAGCTAACCAAATCAAGACGCAAATCATGAACATATTATTTCCTCCTTAATTAAATTTATTCGTTCATTCTTACCTATCGCCTACCCGGCAGCCGTATTACTGCCGGGGCATCATTTGAACGCTGGTCGTAACCTCAACGTGCTCTTATGCTAATTGTGGCAATATATTTTTATTGTATTTTGTCTTTGCACATTCCGATGTTAACCTTGTTCGATTCTTCCAGTTTGCGAATGTCCCAACGTAACAGTATCATGTTTCTACGTCTGTATGCACCGCCTTTACTCGCATTGTTATAATACGCTTGTAACTCCCTTTTAAGCATTATGATCGTTTCGCTATTCATATTATTATTATTTATCTGATTCATCACTTTTGTTTATAAATTCGCGTAGCTTATCCCTGTCGGTGCCGGAAATGAATATCACAGCACCGAATAACAAAACCAACAAAACCATATTCAGCTAATTAAATGACCGTCTTTAATCGTCCGTTACCATCCGTAAACCCGTTAAGTATTTCCGCCTCTTTTTCGGCTTCTTCCTTAGTCGGATAGCATTCTATTATACAGTTGTCCAAATTATCTAATATGCCGTAATATCCAAGATTTAACGGTTTGTCCTTGACGGTGTAACGCTTTCCCTTTACTTCCTTCTCATAAAATTCCACTCCTTCAGCAAGCGGGGTATAATGTGATGAAGCGCTAAGAGTGCCCGATTCTATTTTGCCGTTAAACTCAATTATACCGGGCAGATCGTTTTTTAAACTGCTTTCCAGGCTTACACCGTCATAGGTTACGCCGTATTTGCGATCCTCTGCTGTGTATACGTTGAAAACATCGCCCGGCTGTATGCCCTCGCGTACTTTCGCACTGGTTATGATTCCAGCGCCTTCAATGTTGTAATAGCGCACGCCGTTAAAGTTGCCCGTTTCGATTAAATGGATATTACCTAACTTCTCCGGTTGTTTCGTTTCTTCCTCTAATTCCGGGATGTATATTTCTTCAGAAGGCGCCGGAAGTTCTTCCACGGCTTCCACCTTTTCGGAAGCCATCAGGTTGCGCACTTCGTCCGCTTTCTTCTTACTGAATATCCATCCGGCACGCTTTTCCCCGTTGTAGTTTAAAGCCGGGTTAAAGCGTCCGCCTAATTCCTTTAATTGCTCTTTGATAGCCTTCGTATCGCCAAACACCGCAATAGCTTTTTCGGAATAATCCACCATTTCCAGATCTTCAACCGTCACGGCTTCCACTTCTTTGGCTTCCTCAACCTTTTCAGGCTTAACGCTGCTTTTCTTTGCCTTCGGCTCTATAACCTTATATTCGTCGCTAACTTTGATTTTCAAATAAAAATTAGTATCGTAATAATCTTGCATACCGTCGCTATCATCGTAACGGAAAGAATTTGCATACGTTGTAACAGCGTCCAACACCTTGAACATTTCCGGCGTTAACTCATTTTCCCAGCCTTTTACGGTTGACATTGTAGACATATAACCACGTTCCGCGCTTCTTGATCCTGCAACAAAAGGAACACAAGGGCCGGATTTTAATTCGATATACATTGAATCAGTGTACATGCTCCATTCAGAGCGAACAGAGAATTTAAAACCCGGGAAATTCTTCTTTGCATAAGACCTAACTTTTGCGGCGATTTCCTTTGTACTTAACTTGCTGTCATAATTTGAACCGGCCCAACCGTTTTGTGTGTAGAAATTCATTGCTTTCATAACTGTTATATTTAAATTGTTAATAATTCAAACTTACAGCGTGATTAATAGCCTACTAATACCAATACAGCCTATACACTCAATAGCTGTATATTATCGTAATATCAGTAAACCAAAAAAATAAATGGAAGAATATTTGCAATAATCAGAATAGAGAAGTACCTTTGCTCCGTGTGATAGGAATGAGGTACTTTAGTATTTCGATCCTTTGAGAGCTTTAACATTGCCGTGTTAAGGCTCTCTTTTTATTCCAACATTTAATAACACGCTTTTGGATGTCAACGTACATGCTTCGCTTTACGCTTATCCTTGTGAAAGTAATCGGATATCTTGTGTTAGTACTATGTGATATCCTTTCCTTTTCACAATACAAAGGTGCAAAAAAGTTACCATTCTACCAAATATTTACCTACTAAATTTGTAAACAAACATAAAAATATTACATGTTAAATAACATACAATTAGAAGCCTAATCAGTGCAATATTAAGCCCTTTTGCTTTCATCTTCACAATGTATCGCCTACACCTATCTTTGCCCTATATTGCCTTTATTAAAGCCGTATACAACGAATCAAACGAGCGTTGCAATGTGTTGCAGGTATACCCCACCCCCCCTATGCCAATACATCCGTAAACATCCGCCCTCTCCCGATTTTTTTATTTTTTTCTGAATTTTCACGCCTTTACAATGTTGCATTTTTTCATATACAAAACTTAATTTACAATGTAAAATAATATTATTTATCATTATGTCGATATTCATGTTTTGCGTTGATGCTTTCCTATGCAGATTGCTTTTATTCCCCTTTGTTTATTTAAATAATCAAAGGGAGTGAGGTGTTCGCTGTGCTCACTCTTTCTTTATGTTACTTTCTTTCTATGTATTTTGGATTAGACATTTTTCCTTTATTATATAAGGGTATGTCTAATATGTAATGATGTAGTATTATGCAATACAAGGTACACTTCAAGTATTCTTTTACTTTTAAGATTAAGAATTTAATATTAAAGCGAGTTTTGAATACATCATAGTGATAAATATTAAAGTAAAGCTTTAATATATGAATTTAATTAATTATATTTGCGTGTATTATAATAAAACAACATGAATGATTACAAGTTTTATATGATGCGTTACGGTGAGCTTGGTGCCGTTTGGAAAGACTTGGAAACAGATTTTCCCGGTTTGAGGTATAAAGAATGTACAGGTCTTAATTCGTATGGAGAGCCTACAAATATGTATGCAGAGGATTTTGCCGAGACAAGCAAGGCGGAAGTGTATGTTTCCAGCACACCGGCACACAAGCAGACAACTATAAAGCTGACATTGATATTCTTGGAGGATGACACAAAGGATGATAAGTCTTACCGTGACTTTATGGCTTTCATTACTGGTTATAAGATTGCCTACCGTGATACAGCGAGGAATAGAAAGGTGCTTATGTACCTTTCAGGAGCCACAGAGCCTAAAAGCGACACCCTTTACGGTCAGAAATACAAGGAGGTGACGTTTACGTTCAAGAACGTATACGGACATTCCTTCGGATATGACGAAACTTTTCCTAACGAATAACAATTAAATTCTATATTGCTATGTTTTTAGAAACAGAAACCTTATCGGAAGCATTATCCTTTGCGAAGTGCAAGGATTTGCCCAAGAAGTTCAATCCCGAACTGGGGCTGACGTGGATATTGGCTATCGCTCTTATCAAGAAGAAGAACCTTATGAATGCCTATGCCATTGTTGAACAAAGGGCTGACGGACTTATCCAGTACAAGAAGACATTCGGACGGCTTTCTCCCATTGATGGTCTTATCTCCATCCATCCGTATATGTACGTGGATGAAGAGGCGTTGGGAATGGCTATGAAAGCAAACAGACGAACTATCGCCATGCACTATGCTGATGCAGCGGACGACATCATTGATTCGGACGATGAGAAGTTCAAGGTGTACCAGTTGCAGTACGCCATGGATATGCAGAAGCTGAACATGAACCAGGAGAAGCCGAGGTTCGGCAAGTCGGTTGTGGATGAAGCGGAAGAGAAGGCTAATCCGGTTGTTGAAGAGGAGTTGAAGGAGAACGAGACGGTTGCGACCGTTGAGGATGAAGGAGAGTGTATCATTGAGGTAGAGGACGCTAAGACGGCGTTCGGACCGAAGAGAGGTAGGAAGGCTAAGACGGAGGAATAAGCATGGAAAAGACAATAACAAGAATCTATTTTATCGCCAAATGTGGTAATAAATACTTGTATGAATGGATTGAACCGCAATTCGCCTCTTATATGTGGTATGATACTCCTACTAAATTCAACACAAAAGAGAAATGTTTGCAAGCGGTAGGTTCTGCTATGCGAAATTCAGAGAAGCCGAATGAACGTGTAGTAATTAAAGAGTTAAGAGAAACTATAACTACTGATGTTGTAAACGAAGAAATATTGTAATTAAGGTTAAGACGGAGGAATAAGGGATGAAAGCAAAGTACTTCACTAAAATTAGAAAACAAGTAAAATGGTATAATGTATCGTACAGAGAACATATATTTGACGATTTCAGCAATGAGAAAAATGTACTTGGAAAATCACCAGAAAATGCTTGTTTGAGATACCATAAACGAACAGGGTGCTTTATAAATTCAATAAGTGGGTATGTCAGGCAAATGCCAGAAAATATTTCTCGGTTCAAGGTATGTATCGGAAAGAAAGTGATGTGTTTTGATTAAATCTATAACAACTATGGCAAAGAATAAGAAACAACAAGGCTTTGAGTTCATCATCAAAGAAAGCGATGTGCTGGAGAGAGAGAACTTCGGTTCGTTCGAGATAATTGTATGCCGAACCGGGATAATGTTTAAGAACTATACAGGATTCCGAATGTTCACTACCCCGTATGCGGTAGGTTTGGACGGTGTGGCTCACGAAACATCCCTCTATGCTTGGTTGAAGTACATGGTGGACTTCAAGAAGTCAATCAAAGGCAAGGAGAATGAAATGTTCGGGGAAACTACTTCCACCAACAAGGAGTTCTTGGACGGTATGAAGGTGCTTACAGAAGCGAACCTTGTGAAGCCTATGACCGTGTTTACTGACATAAATGAAGCGCAGAAAGAGGCTGAGAACTACATGAAGTGGATGGAAGGTCAGATGAAAGATTTGAATAAAGCAATGAACACTACGCCGCCTGAAGAAGACTTGAAAGCTAATGCGGAATTTGAACAAAAGGCTATCATAGCAGAAGAAGCGGAGGAGATGTTTGACGATGGAACTAAAACCGAGGAAGGACAGGTATAACCCGGACAATGTATATCACATCTATATAAAGATGGAACGGCATCCCGGTGTGAAATGGGTGTCATTCAAGGACAAGCAGACCGGAGAAGTGACAAAGGGGCTTTTTATTCCCGATGTAGAAACAGGATGCATTAAGGTGAGAAACGGTAATATGTTTCTTAGCTTTAAGGCGATACCCGTAAAAGGATGCACTAATACCCATGTGATAATACCGAATGTTTCAAAAGGTGTAGATTGTAATATGGGTAAATGTGGGAAAAAAGAAGTGGATTTTAGAAAGGCTACTATTGGCAATATGTATGTTATGGGTGAAATTCTTAATGAAGACCAAAAGAAAATAATAGAAAAGTATGTCAGAAGGAGAAAATTGCTTAAAATCGGACGTTATAAGAAAGGTTGAGCGTATTGTGTGCGATTGCGTAAACAAAGCATTCTGCAAGGATAAATATTCGCTCATATCTCCATTGTCTTTATACGAAGGGAAGACAAATATACCGTTCGTAAAAAGGATGGCAAGACCTGCCGTGTTTGTGGTTGCGCATGACCGATTTGGGGTGTCGTACAGCGCGTTAGAAAAGCATTCTCATATTCATGCACGTAACATTATACGATCAGTAAAGACTTATAAGAGCATTCCTGATTCGGACAATGCCGTAATGATGATAAAAGAGCTTATAGAAGTTGAACTAAAAAAATTTCCAATTTTATGAATGATTTGCTTTCTTTTAAACGTAATGCCATGATGCTCGGATTGTGCACGTCATACAAAGACAAGTGGGATGGAGCTACGAGCAAAGAGGCGTTGATGGAGATTGCCACTGACGCAAAAGGCATGGATATGATTGCTGATAGCATATCTAACGGCTGGGGGCTGTCATCATCTTATATCGCAAAGAACTTTTCCGATTACATAAACGGGAAGTGGCAGAGAAACAAGGATGGTTACACATCCGAGATGTATGTTTCCCACAGAGGGAATGTTGATATACACTCCACGCTTACATTGTTTGTTGATTGCGAGTGTGATGTTGTTGTCGGAAAAGGAATTGTGTGTGAGATTTACCTGAGCGGAAAATCGAAAGTACGCGTCATGTGTGAAGGTCACTGTTGCGTTATACGCTATGGGAAAGACTGTAGTTTCACGGCTGAAGGTAATGGTGTGGTACATGAGAAGTATGTGGATAACTCTGAACCGCATATCAATCATGATTATAAGTGAGTTTATAAATTGTATAACTAAGTCGGATTGGGTGAAAGATTGATTTATGACCGAAGAAGAACAGATACAAGCCGATATAGAATGGTTTGAGAAAAGAGATGGCGATATTCCCGATGATGGGGATATGGTTGAACAAATGCCATTGTTCATCTCTTCCGATATGCAGTCAGTCATTGAAGGCGGCAAGAAGAAACCACCTATCCATAGGTTGTGGGGCGATTTTTGGTGGGAGAACGAACTTGTTTTCCTATTTGCCGATAGCGGAATAGGTAAGTCCATTCTTGCCACGCAGATAGCCTACGAGATAGCCAAAGGGGAAAGCGAATGTGCGGATGTTGAGATAAGTCCTCAAAAAGTATTATACTTTGATTTTGAACTTTCTGACAGACAACTTGCAAGACGTTATAAGAACGCTGATTTCCCGAAGTCGCTCATCCGATGCACCATATCGGAAGAAGTGGACAGCGAAGATTTTAACATGAACGTAATTGAAGGGATAAAGGATAAATTGCTTGACACGAAAGCAAAGATTATGATACTAGACAATCTTTCATATCTATCCACCCAGACAGCGGAAGCAGAATATGCCGGAGTTATTATGGACGGTCTCACTAGATTGAAGCGTGAGCTAAAAATCAGTATCATGGTGATAGCGCATACGCCTAAGATTGAGGAATGGAAGCCCTTGTCTAAAACCAATATGGCAGGAAGTAAGATATTGTCTAACTTTGCAGACGGAGTATTTGCCATAGGACGTACAAGGAATGGAGGACGTTATCTAAAACTACTAAAAACTCGCATGGTGAGTGAACCGGACGAGAAGTCACTCCTTCCCTATTTCAATATTATTTCGGAACCTTACCTTCATTTTGAAAAGGTTGGTGATGAAACGGAAAAAAAATTACTTATGGGAAAACCTGCAAAAGATTTTTTCACTTCTATTTGGGATAGAGATACGAAATCCCCTATTCCTCTGAATGAGCTGGTCAAACTAATTATATCTAAGGATAATTCTAAGAATACTATAAAGGCTAAAGACGGAAATGCTCGAAAACGTATTGACCGTGCTATAAGATACGGCTCTTTAAGGAAAGACGAATTGAAGAATGTTTTTCTGAAAACAGAAGATTGATTGTCAATTATCCACAAACTGTAAATTCAAACAAGTTAAAGGACTCTGGAAAAGCCATAAGATTGGGTAAAATATTGTGGCTTTCCCAGTAGTTATAAGGGTTCGCATTTGAATCCCTAAATTTTTAGTTTAGAAGTAGTTAACGTTTATATTTCATTTCTTTTCAATTTATTCAAAGCACATTCATCTCTTGTGAAATCTTCCCCGATTTGCTTCTTGCTTTCAATGATCTGCTCTACAAGCATTATACACTCCTTTCTTATCTCTTCGGTTTCATTATAACCGCAAGCCTTGTCAACTAGTCTTTCGATATTTGACTTGGCGTTAGAAAGTTTTTTGCAGAGAATTTTTAATCGGAAATAACAAAAATCAATTGTTGCTATCTGCTCTATTCTTTCCATTTCCCTTAATCGTTTCAATACATTCCTTTACTCCATCATCAAAACCATGCTTATATCCCTTAGCATATTCTCCAATGTTATATACCGCCATTGCCAACACAAACAGGATGATACCTACAGGCTTATACCAACTGGGAAGTGATATAGAAAACGGCTTAAATGTAATTGTGAAATCTCCAACCCATAATAGGGCGATAATACATATGATTGTAAATATAATTGTTTTCATAATCAATATCTTTTTCCGTTCAACTTAGTCTTAGTTCATTGTATCTCATCTTCTGCTCCACATGCCATATAAGGTCTATGTTCATATGCTTGGCAAGCCCGAAGATTGATAATAACATATGACCTATCTGACTTTCAAAAGAATAATTATATTCATAAAAATAACGAATTGGCAATGTGGATATGGCGTATATGCTTTCAGTAAATGTTTCACCTACGCAACTTTCGGATGCACCATATATCGCTTCTTCAGGAAAATCATCAATGGATATATTTCTTAATCCAGCCAAATCAAGCAGGCGTATAACCGCATCGCTTAGTTCGTCTGGAAGTGTATCTTTTACATTTTTTTTAAAGGAACACTTAAATCGCTTTTCTTCTTCCACTAATGTAGGATAGCGATTATAGTCCATTTCAAAACGTGATTTACATTTCTTTCCTAATCTTCCCTTTCTATCCGCTTCCACAGCTTCCATAAGCTCTCCAACGATAAGGCAAAGGCAGTGTTCGTTACTCAATTCTTTATCATGGAAACCGTGCTCACAGGCGGTCTTATAAGCACGATTCCGTAGTTCGTTCAAATTAATATTGTTCATTCCCTTATTCCTAATTTAATTTCTTCGTCCTTGATTATTTTCCCAATCTTGTCAGCTTCCTCATACCGTTCCTCTTTTATCAACAGTCTTTGCAATTCCGAAAGCTGGTTAATGTAAACAATATCGTTACGATCTGACACATGGCGGACATATCTTTCTATTTCATCCAGCTTATTCTCCATGCGTATATGCCACTTGCTTACCAAAATTAAAGTAAATGCCAGAGCACAAACGTTTAATGAGGCAAGGATGAATTTAAATATTGATTCTGCTATTTCCATAATCATATAAGTTTTAATGCTTCCTGTAATCCTGCTTCAAGTGCTTCCTCGTAGGTATTATAACAGACAATAGGTCTGTCAGACAATCCTATCAAGTCATGGGTAGGTATTGTCAGAATATCATAAAGCCAGTAATCTCCATACATATAGCCTATTTCAATATGGAGGCATTTAGTGTCACGTAGCCACTTTTGTGCAATGGATTGCGGAGGAAATTCTATACATGTAAACATCCCTTTCTCTTTCAGCAGTTTAGCAGTTTCTAATGTTACAAGTTCTTCGGTCATAATTTTATTCTCCTTTCAATTTCTTTATTAGCGCATCAGCGAAACCAAGGCTCCATTCTACTGTCATATTTAAACTAGCATTCATTACCTGTTCATGTGAATTGCTGCAAAATCCTTGCATGGCAGCTTTCGCTAGTTCATATCGCCTCTGTTCCCAGTCGATAGCTGAAAAATCAAGTTCACATTCTCTGTAAACCATATTACCACACACATATAAATAATCTTTGCTATGTTGAGAGTTAATGTTTAATTGGGGAGTTACATCTACCAAAACTCCTGTTGATTTTATTCTTGCTTTCATTGTTTAATTATTTATTTTAACATAACGCTTGGTAATAGTACCGAATGAATGATACCGATGCCAAACTATATTTCCACGCTGAATACTAGTAAGCCAATCACAAGCCTTAAAAACTTGTCCTACATTGTATAGAAATGGTCTTTTTTGTATTTTTCTTTTTACTCTTGCTTTCATTATTCCTCCTTTATTTTAAAGTATTCGATCAATTCGTCTACGGTAGCCTTGTGAACGGTATCTATATTAACATCAATATCATTGTAAACCCAATAGGAAGAGAACTTGATTGCAGGACACATAATCCATTTATTCCCATCCGTAAACCATTGGTACTTGTCTGTATCATCCCTTAATGCAGCGATAGCTAGGAATAGTTCTTCATTCGTTCCGCAATCAATAAGACCATCTATTCCTTTAAGACCATTTGTATCATAATCGTCCAATGAATAAACCGATTTAACTCCAAATACACAAGTAAATAGATTATGCCAACCTAAATATGGATTACAATAATAGCCAAGTTCTTTTAATCTATTTCTAATATTAGCAGTATTCTTGCGTATGAAACACGGTGTTGTAAATCCCATAGTTATTTCTCCGATAAATTAATCACTCCTTTGTCTGAATACTCATATCCAATATATTTGATACAATTTCCAAGAACGATATACCACTCTGTAAGATTATCATCATTACTTACTGCAAAAAGCAAATCATGTATCGTACTGTTTCCCCTTTTCAATCCTATATAGTAGTTATGGTTATAACAACTAATTTCGGGAATATGCCTTAAAGTATCAGTATGTAAACCATCATATACACCGAATACATTTTTAAAATGATTTTCCATAGTTATTCCTCCTTTCCAACTTTAACATATCCGTTTTCAATACACCAGCACAACATATCGTAGGCTGCATTAATAGGCTCTTTACTCTCTGTAATCTTTATCATAGACCTAGTATAAGATTCCATATACAAGCATGTATAGCTATCTGCAAGTTTTTGCATGGTCAGCACTTCATTGCCGATGAAGCAAGGCAGCTTACCGAGAATATCCTGCAAGATGTAAGCAGGGTATTCATGCTTCATGTTCGGTTGACTCACAAAAAGACAAGGTTCTTTCTCTATTTCATCTGTTCCGTTGATGATAGAATCAGCGGTAGGCAAAAACTGCCAGTGCATGCTTGCATCGCTTGTATCCAGACCAAGATCCTTCAAGTGCTTCATCTGCTCGATTGATAATGCCTGTTTCATTCCTTTTCCTCCTCTGTTTTAATATCCGTTACTTTACCACGATTAACAAAGAAGAAACAACCCATCACATTACACAGGTATGATTCATGCTCCATCTTACACTCATTGCATTCTTTATTCAACGAACATTTACTGCAATCAAAATCCAGACAGCGCGCATCAATCAGTTCAACCATTTCATGCAGCACTCCATCAATTATTATTCCGTTCTTTATTTCCATGATTATTTGTTTTAATAAAGGGCGCATCCGAATAAACATAAAGTGTCGAATTTTAAATTTATTGTGAGTTTAGATGCGCCCTTCGGTTTTTTATTATTACTTTTGCTTTTGTCGAATTATTAAATTTATTGTTTATGAAATTAACACAAGAACAACAGGAAAAACTCCTACAAAAGATCCGTATAGGCAAGTGTCCTAATTGCGGATGTACAGAGGATAAAGTAATCAGCCCTCATGTTTATAATTTATTATCATTGGAGAAGGATAATAATGGTAATTTTATAGAAAGCGATGGACCGATAACCCACCTTGCTTTAGTAGCTGCCAATTGTCCCAAATGCTCATATACATCACTATTCAATTTAAAAACTCTTGGCGTTCTTTGATTGAAAATCTAGTGAATCATCATCACAAATTATTCCACCGCAACCAGTGAAATAGTTATCGGATGTTAAGTAAATGTTATTCACTACAACCTTGTAAGTTGCAGCACTGCGTCTTTTGCTTGATGCAGTGCTCTTCTTTTGTTTTCTGTTTCTTTTCATATCTCAATCTCCTTTCTCTTTAATTCGTTCAAGTACATCCCTGTTGGCTTCTAATATTTCATCGAAAGACGGGATGTACATCCACATGTCACACTCGTAGCCGTTCCAATCCTCAAATTCAAATCCTCCGTCTGTCGCAACGTATGGCGATCTCCCAGGTGAAACAACGATATAGCCACTAACAATCGCTCCATTTGATACCATTCTGCAAAGGACAAGCTTGTTTGGTTCCGGCAACCGTTCATTAACGCTTATCCAAGGCGATTGCTTTGACTGCCATTGTGCGCCAGAAATAAAGTCAACAATGCAGTATGGTTCACAATGAAGCTGCCTGTTTCTGCAATCATTGGAATATTTTTTTGCCGCTTCTTCTACTGTCTGTTTCATATCTTTTTTCATAATTCGTCAAACTCTTTTTGTAATTCTTTTATCTTACTATCCAAAGCATACATATAGCACTGAAGGAAATTCTTACCAAAAATTTCTTCCTTTAATGGTACATCATTGTGCATTCTGTTGTATGTAAATATCAATCCACCACCATATTTTATGTTAGAATTTTCAAGTGCCATCTTATGATCTTTGTATTCCTCTATTTTATTGTTGATTTCTATTGCTTTGTTGAATTTATCTTTATCCATATTTCTCCTTTCCATCTATCCTAGCAGTATATACATTGCTACTAGGAATAGATAATAAATTGTTGTTTTACTCATTTCTTTCCTGATTTGAATTAATAATTTGGAATTAGTTGATAGGAGATGCGGTTTCGGTAAGGTTGTCTAAATCTCTCAAGAAAACTACTACATCTTGGATAACGGGTACTCCATTCAAAGCCGAAGTCGTCAGATTGATACTATAAATATCAATACTTGGATATTTATCGGTAAGTAGCTTATTTAGTAGCGCAATAGATTTGTCATTGTAGATAACCCTCCTATCTTCTATCTCAAAACCTAACCGAGATAAGTATTCTTCTTTCTTTTCTTCTCCTGCCTTTGAAGCACGGGAAGCGAAAACCATTCCACTCAATGAGATTTTTGCAACGTATTCTCCAAAATAAAAGTCACTAACATGCCCAAATCCATATTCAGTCCACCAATTTCTAAATGATGATACCATAATCTTCAAACGTTCTCTAACATCTTCGTTTGAAACCTTCTCCCCAAGCTGATGACGTAATTTTCGATTTTCATCATTCAATGAGCGGATTTGTTCAGTTAATTTCTTTTGTTTCTCTGCAAGTACACCTTCATATCCCATTCGAGTAAGAAACCTATTCACATTGTGGTCTGTCAGAGAAAGGATGTTTTCTTTCATTCCTTCGGTGAGCTGCCCTTTTTCGAGCATCGTTATAGCCAATCCTAAATTTTGCTGAATTTCTTTATATTGCTTTTTCAGTTCAGTTATCAGTTCTCCGTTAGAATCTTCTACAATAGCTGGCTTATCTTGTCTGTTAAAATCAAGCAGTCTTTCTTTCATTTCTATATCGTTATACGTTAAACTCAATTTTCTGTTGCAGTACTTCGTCTGCATAATATTGGTTAAAATTTTTATCACTTATCCACCAATTAAACCCAAACTCTGCATCGGTGAAGTTGTGGTTGATATATCCGGCATCAATCAACTTTTGTATGGTCTGAATCCATTTATGTTTCGCATGAGGGAAACGCTGACAATCTTTTAACTTCTGCTTATAGTTAGACATTGGGCAGATAATACATCCGATGCGCTTATAGCCTTCATCATACAACGAGCAATGCTCTATGCTATTCCCATTCAAAAACTGCCATACGTCCCTATCAGTCCAGTGAATTATTGGAGAAACAAGTATTTTATCCTTTCCTCCCACGCAAGTAACCATCTTTTCTTTGTGTTCAGAGAATTGGTCGAAGTTGCCGCTAAATTTATGACCGCTTAGTTCAATCTCTTCACGCTTAGAGCGCCGGGTGCTTTCTGCTTTTCTAACGCCAATCAATGTAACCTTGCCAGCACCGGATATCTCTTTAAATTCAGCGCAACACCAACGGATTGATCTTGTAGGCAATAAGTGTTTTTTCAAAGCCATATCATAGATAGATATCTTTGGCTTAATCAATTCTACATCCGGGTAGTTCTGTTTTACGAAACGAATTACTTCCGGTGGGTCAACACTTGTAAGGCTCATGTGAGCCTTAAATTTTACTCCTGCCATTACTGCAAGATGGTAAAGGGCTTGACTATCTTTACCACCTGAGAACGCTAAATAAAAACCATTCTCTGGGTCATAATCAAGTGCCATTTGTTTACATTTGCGAAGCAAAGCGATGGAATAATCTATTTTAGATTGTAGATTCATTTTTTATTTGTTTTGAATTATTTTTTTATAACTACCGCCATTGTACTAATAGAAGTGCCACTCTCTTTAAATTCCCCCGCACTGATCTCAAACACTTCTCCATGTACTTCTTTCAGCCAGTTACGGAAATCAATACATTTCTTTTCCGAAGCTAATTTCCAGTGTTGGCTGGTTATTGCCACAAGGGTTCCACCTTGTTCCAAACGTTCATACATAAGCTTTACATGAGCTATATCCTGATTACCGGAAAATGGAGGATTGGCAATAATCTTAGTGTAATGCCCTACACTGTCTTTCGTAAAATCTTCATCAAGCAGTATTACGTTGCTAAGGGTGTGAAGAAATTCTCTGTTTTCCGGCATCAGCTCATAACATTCAACCATTACAGTAGGACAAGCTCGGTGGATTGCTTTAATAAGCGCGCCACGCCCGGCACTCGGCTCCAGTACCGTATCATCCTCACGTATTCCCCCGGCAAGCATAACCAGCCAGTCGGCAACATCGGCCGGAGTCTCAAAAAACTGGTATTCCTGTTGAAGGTTACACCGCTTACCTTCTTTCAAAACGGAAAACACACGTTCCGGATTAAACGGAAATGTGAAACCCTGTATCTTCCCACCTTGCCATGAGCCTCCGGCTTCTTCTATCCACTTCTTTGCTTCAGCATAAGACTTTTTGTTAAATTGAACTTGAGGAAGTTTCAGAACACCGTCCTCAAGAGTACAATGTTTCAATATCTCTTCCACACTCCATTTTTTGCCTTCGTCAGCCTGCTTTTTCTTTTCAGCTATCGGAACATCCGGCGCTAACAGTGAAGATATTTTTTCTACAACTATGTTGCTTGCGTCTATGAAGGCACTGACGCAAGATATCGCTTCGATCAAGAAATCGGTGTCAACATGCCCGGTATCGTCATAGATGTCTATCCCTTCGGTCATGGATGACAGTTCATTGAGCTGCGCAACACTACCATGTAACGTTTCGATTAAAATCTTTTTTTGTTCGTCATAACTTTTCTGTAAATAAATTCTTGTTGTGTCTACACTTCCATGACCGAGAAGATCGGCCAGTTGAATAACATCTTTGTTTTTTTTCAGGAACATTTTAGCGAAAAAATGTCGGAAGGCATGCGCGTGCATCTTCTTTAAATCAATGCCGCAATGTTTCCCCCATGCTTTCAAGTGCTGGGAAAAGCCACGCTGTGTGATCGGGCCGAATCTCCCTACCGCAAAAATCCCGGTCTTACCATATTCCTTAGCGTAAACCTTCGCTTCCTGCTGCAATTGCTTTTGGAAGAAAAAACGTCTGTACTTGTTACCTTTACCTTTCAATGTAACCTCACCACTAATTATATCCTCCCATGTAAATCGTTGAAATTCCGACAGACGGGCGCCCGTTGTACCCAATACCTTGATAAAAAAGTAGTAATCCTTATTGTTTTTTCCCTTGAGATATTCCAACAGCCGGTTATATTCCTCTTCGGTCGGCACATTGTTCACATCAAGCTTGCGCTTTATTTTAGGACGCTTCAGTTCTATAGGCTTCTTCAGCCATTTAGAAAATCTTTCGATTGCTGTAATCCGCAAACGGATGGTAGCAGGAGATAATTTTTCTTCTTCAAGACTTTTTATAAACCTCCTGCAATTATCCATGTTTACCTCATTGGCATACTCGAAATACTTCTTCATGGATGTGTAATATATATCAACTGTATGAGAAGAGTAATCATTGTTGTCAGTCAGCCATATAATGAAATCATGAAGTTGTTTCTTGTTCTTCTCAGAAATGACATCAAGTTTTTCCAAAGGTTTCACCGCCTTTTCCCTTTTTCCATATCCGATGTTGAGGAAGGATAATAGATCGCATATAGCTGAACACATTATGGAGTGACGCACCATGACATCTGCATTTTCACGCTTGTAGTTCAAATAACCACGGCGGTTCACTTCTTTGCTCATCTCTAAAAAATCCGTGACATGCTTGATATATTTCCCGACAGTATCATAAGTCCTGCCTGTTGTGTATATGTAAGAAATATAATCAGTTAATATCTTCTGCCTGTCATTATTCACAATCTTGTTTAATTAAATTATACCAATCATTGCTATCTTCAAAAAAACATCTGTATCCATTAGCCGTATGTTTGCCTCTCACTTTCCGACATATAGCACTGATCAAAGAAGGAGCCACGCCAATCATCTTACCAGCCATTTGTATCGAAGGGAATACTCCACATAATTTCTCATCCTTTATCAAAACAACGCTCTTTTTATTCATGCCTGCACCAGTCTTATGCCAAGCCCCACGTCCTTTAGACAGATTTTTTATACTTCTGGCCTTGGAACGTTTTGAATGATAAACCATTTTACGACCCTTGTTGTGAGAAACACAACCTTTTAAAAATCGTCCGGTAATAAAGTCTCTCTCAAATCGCTCAGGCGGTATATATAATTCACTCATAAATTTTTTGAGTATTAATTTTTTTCAATGAAAGTATTGGTTGTATTCAACACTCCGGCTGAATCTTGACTTTTGCCATCTCTTATGAAGATTCCTTCTTCTTTCAGCCTTTCATAATCGATTTTATTCATAAGAATAACACTCGCATTGCCATCTATATACAGTTTGCATTGCATGAATTGAGTTCCTTTTACTTCCTCAATTGCGTCTATTTGCATTGTTCTTTTTTTACTCATATCTATATCGATTTACGCTAATTCAATTATAGCCTTTTTTAAATTAACAAATAAAGGTATTGCTGACATGCCCCCATTGTAATCCAACTGTCTTAAAAAGGGGACAACCTCTCCGTTATCATCAATCTCATAATCTGCAATATAGGCTAACTTCTTCGCTTCGGGAACCAATATCCTTTCATTGTTCCAAAAAGTATATCTTTCATGAGCAAGGACCGTTATACAGACCTTACTTCCAACAGGGAATCCTTGGTTGGATTCAATGTATTCCTTTTCCAACTGAATTTTCTGATTTTTCAATTCCCTTATTTTTGAATCAATATCATTTTTCTTTGTCTGAAATTCTTCTTTGTTCATTTTTGTTCCGTTTTGAACCATTTTCCTGATGTCAGGTAAATGGTAATTATTATCAATTAAATTCTAATTGTATTATCATCAAGCTATTAATCAACTTCCACTAACTCACCGTTTTCCAGTCTATACCATGTATCAGCCTTGACAACCTCACCATCAACTACTACAGCCTTCCAATCGACAATATCATACGTATCTTCTCTTTCCTCAGCTATGACCAAAATTGCACCTATTCCGCCTTTTACCTGAACATTTTTTCCTCTTGCCACTGACAAACCATTAGATCCTGTTGAAGCCTTTCCTCTTGCCATAGCAGCACCACAATCACCAGCCATAGCAGCACCACTATCACCAGCCATAGCAGCACCACAATCACCAGCCATAGCAGCACCACAATCACCAGCCATAGCAGCACCACAATCACCA